TTTTCTTAAAAAAAGTTTGGAGATCTGAAGAAGAGACCGTATATTTAAGTATGAGAAAGGAAAAAATTGAATATTGAACCTAACTGTTGCAGATATATTCAGTTGTTTACTTAAATTAAAATACAAATGATAACAGAAGAAGAATACTTAAAAGCAAAGCAGATAGTTCAAGAATATGAAAAACAATTGAATATATCTGATGTTAGTTGTAGTTATATTGATAAATTAGGTGATGATGCACTAAAACAACGTGAAATAGATAGAAAATGGGCTAAAGATAGAAATATATTATAATTACAACTAACGGTTTGCAGATAAGCGAAGGCAAAGATTTAGAAACGAAAAATTTAATTTAAAAACAGAATATAATATGAAAACGAAAACATCAATTTACCATCACACCTTTGCTTTTGCTTATGTGCTGTTAGTAGCTGTTATTTTTTTCGGTTGTGGAAACGAAACACCAAAACAAGAGCTAACACCTATTGACAAAATTTATCCAATTATTGATAAAATTGAATCTGTTGATGGAAATGGTATAAGAAATGTGAGATTATACGTTATTGATAGTTGCGAATACATTGGACATATAAACGCATTTAATAGCGATGTTTTAACTCACAAGGGGAATTGTAAATTTTGTGCAGAACGTAGCAAAAAATAATTGATACTAACGATTGCAAATAAAACATCGTTTTAATGTGTTTTATTTGTTGTTATAAGTATGTAAAACAAAAATTATACAATATGAAAATAGAAAATAAAAAAGTGTTGGAGATTAATTCATTAGAAAACACAAAACCTTTGATTGGTACATCAATTGATTACTTGATTATTAAAAAAGAACTAAAAGATGAATTTGATAAACACGAATTTAGGTTTTGTGTTTTACCCATGTTGAAACAGAGTGGCAAAATATTATACTCGTAATTTTTGTTTTATTACTTATAACTATATTATATATGTAATAAAGTATAAATCATTAATCATCAACAGATTACAGCATGAAAAATCAAAAAATTATAAAGATTTGTGAAGAAAAATTTATATACTTAAACTATTCTCCTAGAACAAGAGATAATTATTTATCTCATATCAAACCTTTTTTAGAAAGTTTAAATAATAAACAGATTATACATTGCAATTCTTCTGATTTTCAATCTTACTTAGATAACTATAAATTCACCTCTATCTCGCAGCAGAACCAAGTAATTAATGCTATCCGATTTTTATATAAGGAGATTTTAAATAAAAAGTACGATAAAGTTTCTTTCAAAAGACCAAGGTCAGAAAAGAAACTACCTAAAGTAATTGATTCGGAATTTATTTTATCTAAATTAAATTTAATTGAAAATCCAAAACACAAGACAATTTTAACATTAACTTACTCAGTAGGACTCCGCGTGTCCGAAATTATCAATCTTAAAATAGAGGATATCGATTCAAAAAGGATGATAATTCACATTAAAAATGCCAAAGGTAGAAAAGATAGGATTGTTCCACTTTCTCAGATAGTCTTGGAACTTCTTAGAGAATACTGGAGAAATTTTAAACCTAAAGTGTATCTTTTTAATGGACAAAATTCTCTGAAGTATTCAATAGGAAGCTGTCAAAAAATCTATAAGAAATATATAGATGACAAATCATCCATCCATACTCTTAGACATTCCTCTTTTACCAACCTTCTTGAATCTGGAACAGATCTTAGAATAATTCAAAAGATCGCAGGACATTCATCTTCTAAGACTACTGAAATTTACACCCACGTTTCGAATCAAATGCTTTCGAGAGTTAAACTTCCAATTTAGATCTGACCGTATATTCTAATATGAAAGACTCACAAAACTCACGACAAGATAAAGAAACCAGATCATTTGCTCAGCAAATCAGAAGAAACATGATTACCAAGGTTAAACCTTCTGGTAAAATCTATTCTCGAAAAAAGAAATCATAATGAACAAAGAAATTTTAGACGCTTATGTGGCTGAAGGTTGGTTGATGTCTCAAGTGCATCCAACTCTTCCGCTGACTATTTATAACTACACTCAGAAGACTCAATACGATGGTCAATGGGACGACGTGACTTTGGCTTGCCGGGGTCTAATAGTTGACTCGTCAACTGGAGAAATCCTAGTTAGACCAATTCCTAAATTCTTCAACTACGAGGAAAGGATAGACGAAAATGAGAACCTAATCAATTCTTCAGAGTACATCTACGTTCAAGAAAAAATGGACGGTTCTCTGGGGATATTATTTAACTACAAAGGGAAATGGGTATTCTCATCTAGAGGGTCTTTTACTTCAGATCAAGCCGTCAGAGGGTTTGAAATTATAAAATCTAAATACAATTTAGATAAATTCATGTCAGAGGTTGCTTATATTGGAGAAATCATTTTTAAAGAAAATAGAATAGTTGTAGATTATGGGGATTTGGAGACCTTTGTTTTTATAACTGCTTCTACCCCAGCCGGAGAATTGAATTGGGGGACTGCAAAATCTGTGTTCAAATCAAACGGAATTTTAGAAGAGGACATAGTTCCAACTTTAATGGAAAGAGATAAGGAAGACTTATTTCTAAAATTAAAAGACAGAAATGAATCAAATAAGGAGGGATTTGTTCTTAGATTTTTTCCTTCTGGGTTAAGATGTAAAATTAAGTTTGAAGAATATGTGAGACTCCACAGAATTGTAACTCAGGTTTCAACTTATGATGTTTGGGATTTTTTAAAAACTAATGGGGAATTACCAGAAACTTTCTTGAATAACGTTCCAGACGAATTTTACGATTGGATAAGAAAAGTTGAAATTGATCTTAGAAGTAAATTTTCCTTTATAAAGTCCCTTCACGTTGCTCAAGTAAATTCCATCTTAAAGTCAGAAGAGATGAGCAGAAAGCAAATTGCTGAAGCATTTTTGTCGGTGAAAGACTCGAGAATTAGCACTGGAATTTTATTTCTGATTGCAGATGGGAGAGATCCAAATTCTAAAATCTGGCAAATGATAAAACCTGTATATTCAAGACCGTTTGAAACTAAATCTGAGGAGGAAGTATAAGTGTTAGAATGAAAATCACGTTTATTTCCGACACTCACCTCAAACATAATCAGATCACATCTTCTCTTCCTGGAGGGGATTTAATTCTCCATGCTGGAGATTTGACTTCGATGGGATATAAGCATGAGATTCAACAGTTCTGCAAGTGGTATAAAGAATTAAAGGGTTATAACTTCAAAGTTTTTATTGCTGGTAACCACGATATGGGATTTGAAGACTACCCGGAAATGACCAAAGAGATTCTAGATTTCTACAACGATCTGATTTACCTTCAGGATAGTAGTTTTGGAATCTATGACATGGACACTGACAAGACTGTGAACATCTGGGGAAGTCCTTGGCAACCTGAGTTTTATAACTGGGGTTTCAATCTTCCTAGAAACGGTCCAGACTTAGAAGAGAAGTGGTCTTGGATTCCTGACAATACAGACATCCTTGTTACCCACGGACCACCGTGGGGACACTTGGACGTTTCTGGATATGGAACCCGGGATCTTGGGTGTGAGCTTCTTCTGAAAAGAATAGAGAAGATAAAACCAAAGATCCACGTCTTCGGTCATATTCACGGAAGTTATGGATATAAGTTTGATGGGAATACCCACTACATCAATGCTTGTGTTCTAAACGAGGGGTATAATTTTACCAATCCCCCTTTAACGATAGAATGGGATCCGGAAACTAACGAGATAGAATTCTTATGAGAAGTAGAATAGTAAAGAAAATAAAACAGCAGAAACTTTTTGGAATTTTTTCACTAAGTTTCTCACCTGGACCGGTAAGGCAATCGTATATTTCATTAATGGAAGCAATCTCCAGAGATAAAGCAAATGGCAAAATTTAATCCGTATACGTGGTGGAAAAGAGGGGTAAGCGTAAATCCCCCTTTGAAGAAGAAACCCAAGGGGGCATTAGAACCTCTAGTTTGGTATCAAATTCTAAACGGGGACTTCAAAGAGAGCCCTTACTGGAAAATGGCAGACAAAGAGCTGGTCTACTGGGAAAAAGAAATCAAGGAATACAAAGTCAAGAATCCTAGAATTTCCGAGGCTTCAGTTAGGGACTTTGCAAACAACCGATGGAAGGTTTACCATAAAAGAATTGAAAAATTAAAAGAAGAGCATCTTCGATATGAAACAAATCGATTATCTCTTCTAAAAGAAGGACTAATAAAAACATTTGATCTTGATATCTGGGAAGAAATCGTAGAAAAATGTGACGGAGACGAAACAAAACTGTATAACCAATATAAAATAGAGACAATTAAAAGGAAAAATTTATGAAACTTGTAGACGCATTAAGACAAAACAACACCGTTACAGAAAACGGGATGACAACTAACTCATCTTCTCTAAACGCTTGTGTGGATTTATTCTTCACAATCGGAGCTATGAGAGGTCAAAACAAAGAGCGTTTGATCTCTAAGTTCTCGCTTGCTTTGTTAAATGATCCAAATAGAGCAATGAAAATTCTCTTTTGGGTAAGAGACATTAGAGGTGGAGCTGGAGAACGTCAGATCTTCAAGGACATCATGGTTTACCTTGCAGAAAACCACCCTCAATTCCTAAAGGAAAACATTCCTTATGTTTCCGAATATGGAAGATGGGACGATCTTTTAACTCTGGTTGGAACTAAGTTAGAGACAGAAGCTTTAACTCAAATTCGTTGGGCTTTAGAGAACAAGAATGGTCTTGCAGCAAAATGGATGCCTAGAAAAGGTCCAGTTGCTAACAGATTAAGACAGTTCTTAGAAATGTCACCAAAACAATATAGAAAGACTTTAGTTGAATTAACTAAGGTGGTAGAAACCCAAATGTGTTCAAACGAGTGGGAGAGCATCGACTTTGGTAAATTGCCATCAGTTGCTTCTGCTAGATACCAAAAGGCTTTCTGGAAAAGAAACGAGGCGGGATACAAAGCCTACATTGCATCTCTTCAAAAAGGAGAAGCTAAGATTAATGCTTCTGCAGTTTACCCTTACGACGTGACTAAGTCACTACAAAGAGGAAACGCAGATGTAGCAATCGAGCAATGGAAAGCTCTTCCAAACTACATGGAAGGTTCTACAGAAAGAATCCTACCAGTGGTAGACGTTTCTGGATCTATGGGTTGCCCAGCAGGAGGAAACAAAAACGTTACTTGTATGGATGTTTCCCTATCACTAGGTCTTTACATCTCTGAAAGAAACGAAGGTGCATTCAAGGATGCATTCGTTACCTTCTCTGCTAACCCAACTCTTCAATACCTAAAAGGTAACTTGAGAGACAGATTTGCTCAACTTGCAAGAGCTGAATGGGGAATGAACACCAACGTCGAAAGGGTGTTTGATCTAATCCTAGACCAAGCAAAGAAGAACTCAGTTCCTGAGTCTGAAATGCCAACTAAGGTTTTGATCCTATCAGATATGGAATTCGATGCAGCAAACGGATCTAGAGGGGGTTACTACGGAAGATCTGAAGGAAGTTCTTGGAATCCAACTGCTCAACAAATGATCGAGCAAAAGTACTCTTCTGCAGGTTATAAAATGCCTCAGATAGTTTACTGGAACATCCAATCCAGAGGGGACAACGTTCCAGTAGCTTTCGACAAGACTGGAACAGCTTTAATCTCCGGATTTAGCCCATCGATTCTAAAGTCTGTTGTTAGAGGGGAAATAACAAGCCCATCTGCAATAATGGACGAAACTATTCTTTCACCTAGATACGAAGCTATCAAAGCATAATGGAAGAAAGAAAAGAATTACTGGTTAGATGCTCCGATGGATGCTCTATTATAGCTTTCGACAAGTTTAACGACGAGTTGGAGGAAACTATAGTAACTGTTTATAAAAGCTATTCAGGGGACACCTTGGGTAGAAGAATCTCCAAAGCATGGGCCATCCTAACGGGTGGTTCCTATTGCTCGGGAGAAGTTTTTATCAGCAAGGAAGAATTTGAAAAGATAAAGGAATTTTAAGATGGCAGAATTTAGTAAACAATATCAGGATGCATTTGGTTTTGATCACAGCGATTTCGACTATGCGGAGTTATTCAATGACTTGAAACCTAACGAAGCAATGGGTCAAATTTGTGAAGGTCTGGGGACACTGGCAGTGGCAAAGTCAGATGAGGGAAAGATGCTCTTTGGAGTAGAAGCGGATACCAATCCCGAATACATCAAGTGGATTTCCCTCGAAGATGCAATTGAGAGAGCAAAGTCTTTCAATTAAGAGATAATGGTTTCTCTGTTCCTAAAACAGAGTGGTGGTGTTGATCTCCGGATCAAGTCCCAAAGAAAGGAGGAATCCTTAAAAAATTCCTTCTTTTTGATTGAAACAAAATCAGCGTTCTGATATATAAGATACAGATGGTAAAACATCTTGGATGGTAAAACATCCCAGGTTCCTTACAGCAAACTTAAAAACCTAAAATTAAATTAAGAAAAACCCACAGGAACCAGTAAAAGGATCGATACAGCAAAAATTAACTACAATTAATCAATGCAAGCTTAATTAAGGATTCGTCCTTATCGAGCACCCTGGTAAAATCTCCAGTTTCAAAAAAGGTTACCGTCAAATTCTCAGACGTCAAAAGAGAGATATCCCGCCGGGGAGAAATAAACGAACACGATCCTGTCAAACTTCTAACCCCGATTCAATCGGGGTTTTTTGTGATATATAGAAGATGAAGTCAAGAATCCACAATTTTGAATCCTATTTAAAGCTAAACGAGGCTAGCGTTGCAAGCATAGCTTCAGATTTTCCTGCAGAATGGAAAAGACTGGAAGAGCTAGGATTTTATGATTCCACAACCCCAATCGTTGCTAAAAATGGAAACATCATTCTAAAGAACAGAAGATTTGATTACTACCCGGAAGGGATAGTTCTTCAGCCTGGTTCTGGATATGTTAGAGATAGAGGGGTAAGATCCGGATTTCTAAAAAATGGTTTAGATTTAAAAGGAATGCTAGATTATTTGATTGACAGATATTCTAAATATGAAAGTCAATCCTCAAAAACAGGTTTAAGTGAAAAAGCATATGGTATTCTCAGAAGATATGCATCAGATTTTAAATTGAATCCCTCCACCGGTAGAATTGATTCTCCTAAGAACATTACATTAACAAAGCAAGGGGCACTTAATGTAATGGAAGAAGGGATAAAGTTTGGAGAAGTCGGGGGATTTTCTTTGTATGGAAGAGAAGGTTATAATCGGAAAGGAGATTTTTCGAGGGATTTATCTTTAACTAAATCCGAAGCAAAAGACTTTTTACCTACCGAGGTTAAAGGCCAATTTAAAATATGGGATGTAGTAATAGGTGGAAGAATGTTTAGGGTCTCATTAGAAGGGAAATGGAATCCAGTAGGAAAATTAGATCTTATGCTAAACGGAAAATACGAAGAGCAGGGATTATGCGATTTCATGGCAAATTCTCCTGAGGAGGTACAAGAAATGATCCATGCTAACCCAGCAAAAATGGCGGTTGAACTAAAATCAATCTGGAAAGAACTGAAGAAACTTCCAGGATACTCAGGTCTAGAGTTTCCAGAAGGCTATTCGGAGGAATCGGATCTTCTAGCAGACTTAAATGACATCGGTCTATAATGAAACACCTAACACTCTTTGAAAATTTCATCACCGAGTCTCTCTTATCCTCGGTAAATCTGGATTCAATTCTTACCCGAGATTTTGTCGAAGACATGGCAGCTAAAGACGAATGGGCTATGACCCTTTACAAAGACGAGGAGCAGCTAACCGATGTTGATGACGAAGATATAGATCAAGAGGATTTCTTGAATTGGTTAGAATATGATCTAAGATATAAGATGGAAGAACTGATTAGCGTATATAAAAATGATGTTATTCGAAACGGAAAGGCGACTATATGGAGAGCAATGACCGTTACAAGCTCGTGGCTTGATCATTTAGAACGCGAAGGGAAACACCTTGGTATCTATTGGACTTGGGATTCTGACTCAGCAGACACACACTGGGGTGACTACAGCAAGCCATCTAAAGTCTTGATAGAAGCAGAAGTTCCTGAGAATGGAGTTGACTGGGAAAAGACTCTAATCACCAACGTCGAACCTTTTACTGGGGATGACGAGAAAGAAATAACCCTCATTAAAGGGGTTCCACTAAAAATTCTTTCGGTTGAAATGGACGGAAAACTCCAAGACATCTCAAATATAGAGGGTAAAACCTTCTTCGCTTAAGCCTATAGTGGAAAATTTTTCCAAAAAATGTGGCCTTAGTGGAAAAAAATGGAAAATAATTCAATTTTTTTCAATTATAGTGGAAAAAAATGTGAAACTTTAAAAACAAATTGATATATAACAAACAATAAAAAACTAAAAAATGATTTCGATAAGTCAAGCAAATATAAATCAGATGGGAGCCTCTACTACAGGAGACGGCAACCCGGATGCTGCAGGCTTAGTTCGAATATCGTGATATAGAAATATAGAAGATCCTCTACTAAGCCTGAACCTTTAAAAAGTTCAGGTTTTTTTATGAAATTTTCTACAGGTCCGTATCTATAGTCGTATATTAGATAAACAGTTCTTTAATTTATGGGGCAGACCAGGCATCGATTGGCAGTTCTTGATTTTCGTGATGATGCATGCAGAGTTAGTATTGGAAACTCTTTAATCACCTATATAAAATGTAAACGGCGAAAAGTCAACTTTCTCCTTTGAAGATGCAATGTCTTTAGTAGGAGCTGAATTAGCTATTGCAGCTTAATTCTCATCGGGTTTGAGATTACCCAGGAACAGAAAATCTCACATGCGGGAAAAAGGTTTGTAGTACCGCCAAGTGGAAACCGAGTGAAACCTTGAGGAGAAATCCAATACCCATTCAGATCGACACTATCGGAAGGTTCGCTGATAAAACGGTCACCAAGGAATCAGTCAAAAAATCCAGGTGACAAATTTTGACAGTTTAGAAAAACTGATCTAAGCATGTGAACGAGTCCTTGAACAAGCTGAACAAGACGGGGGTTCGATTCCCCCCTGCTCCACCAAAAAAAGAAATTAAAAAATAATTAAAAAATTTTTAATTTCCTCTTAGGTTCTACGAAACAAGACCGTATACTTAGGTACAATAAAGACAATAAAAAATCTTTATTGGTTCTTTGACATATTAGAAAAGCCAAAAATACAAGAGTGGCGGAAGCATCCATATTCGAAAAAGGATGATAGACAGACGTGACCCCGTCAGGGGTCGGTACAGGGTAACCGAACCATGCAGGTGCAAGTCCTGCCTTTTGTACAAAATCCCTCTGTAGTTCTATGAGGTAAAACACAGAGACGGATGAATCGCCCTTTCGGTATCCCCCGACGAATTCATCCACGAGTAAGCTGGTTCGAATCCAGCTGGAGGGGCTAAATAAATTGCGGCTGAGTGAAATGGCTTACATACTGGGCTCATAACCCAGAGACACCAGGTTCGAATCCTGAGAGCCGCAACAAATTTTAGGAGTAATTAACCTAAAACTGAGAGGTTCGAAACTCTCGATTGGCTATGGTGTATTGGAGCACACTGCCCGACGATATTCTTAACGGAAGACAATAGGGCGGGAGTTTAGGGTTCGAATCCCTTTTAGTCAGCAAATTACATTGGGATGTAGCTCAGAGGCAGAGCGGCGGACTGTTAATCCGTAGGTCGAGATTTCGAAATTCTCCATCCCAGCAAAACAACTTAAAAATAAAAATGAAAAACTTAATCTTAGCTTTAACTTTAGCATTAGCATTGGGCTCTTGCTCTAACGGATCAAATCAATCTAGCAATTGCGCTAGTAAATGCGACAGCACTTGTAACAAAGACACTGCTTGTGTTTGCCCAGACAGCACATCAGTTTGTTCTGACAGTGCAGACTGTAAGTAATTTTTGATCTCATCCTGGAAAGTGGCATACACGACAAGTACTGGACAGGACCAGTTATAAGCTTGTCAAAAACGCCAGATTCGCTTAGAGGTCGATAGCGCCGGTTTTGTAAACCGGATACGAAAGTACACCGTAGGTTCGAATCCTACATCTGGCTCACCTGGAGAGGTGTCCGAGTGGTTTAAGGAGCATGCTTGGAAAGCATGTGTACCGAAAGGTACCGCAGGTTCGAATCCTGTCCTCTCCGCCAAATAAAAATGGGGTTACATGTACCAAGACTTCGGCGAGTCTGATTTGCAATCAGACTGTGGTGGGTTTGATTCCCACTAGCTCCACAATTAGAAGATTAAGCATAATGGTACTGCAACTGGTTGCTAACTAGCTCACCGTTAATTCGGTGTACAGGTTCGAGTCCTGTATCTTCTGCCACCGTATGTTACTTCACAAAGAGTTATTTGACATATTAGAAAAATCGGGCCTTTAGCTCAGTTGGTCAGAGCGGGACACTCATAATGTCAAGGTCACAGGTTCGAGCCCTGTATGGCCCACCCCAAATAAATTATCCTGTAGTGTAACTGGCAACACCCCAGATTTTGGCTCTGGAAGCGAAAGCTGTATTCAGGTTCGACTCCTGACGGGATAACAACTTAAAAAATGGCAAAACGACAAATTATTCGAACTTAATTTGGATATATAGATTATGATTATATCTAAAATAGATGGAACAATTTGTAAAAATAAATTAGGTCTATCGACAAGTTTAAAAAAATATGGAATCAGTCTTCTTGAATATTATCAAAAATATGAAAATATGAAAATTCCTAAGTGCCCATATTGTGAAAAAAATAGAAAATTAAGAAGAGGTATAAAATTTAATTCCACTTGTGGAGATAAAAAATGTTTAAAAACACTCAGTCATACTAAAGTATATTCAGAAGAAACTAAGGAAAAAATGAGGAAAAAAAGATTCGAATATCTTTCGGATAAAAACAATTTCCAAAAAACGGCTTGGGGTAAAGTAGCAAACGGGTTAATGACCTACGGAGAGGAATGGTTACACAATATATTTGAAGAGAATAAGATTTATTCAAAGTATGATGTTATCTTTCAACATCCAGTTTATCCATATTTTATTGATTTTGCTTTTATTAATGAAAAAGTAGCAGTTGAATTTGATGGAAAATGTCATTTTATAAATAAAAAAAGAATAGATCATGACATAACCAGGGATCATAATTTAGAAAAATCAGGATGGAGAGTTTATAGAATAGCTTATGACGAGACAGAGAGCTTTAAAATCGAGGACTTAATTTCCTTCCTTTCAAATTCCGAAACTAAAAAATTAGAAGAAAGATTAATAAGATCCAAAGAATTAAAAACCCCAAAAGTAGATAAGAGAGCTTTAAATGCAATACAATACAACGAAAAGAATCAAAGAATTGCAGAAGAATTAATTTCATCAGGCATAGATTTTTCTTCCTTTGGATGGGTATCTCAAGCTTCTAAAATAGTTGGATTATCAGATCAAAAAATAAATGGATGGATGAAAAGATTTCTCCCAGAATTTTATGAAATTAATTGTTTCAAAAGAAAATCTTGGAAACAATAAAAGATAAAAGAAAATAATGGCCTTCTCTGTTTTTCGGTTGTCGACAAACCAGGAACGGAATTTAAGAAGTGCACCACCCTTTGCCGAGGCCTCATTAAAACTGAAGAAGCAATTAAGATTGGAGCGAGACGGGTACTCCCTCATTATTTTCTTTTTTAAACATAGTTCGTTGGTCTAGCGGTTAAGATACCCGACTGTCAATCGTGGAGATCACGGGTTCGAATCCCGTACGAACTGCAAAAAAAGGTTAGTTCCAGCAAAATTAAAAAAATTATACAATTGGATGTAAAATCAAAAACTAACCTGAACTTATTAAAGGATGCATACAGCAAATCAAAAAATCAAACTTTTAAATTGAAAAAACAAGCATCCTGTAAATTTATTGGGATCGTTACAGCAACGAAAAAATCCAACCCGCGGGTCGTGAGTTCGAGTCTCACCTGGGGACAATGCTTCGGCATCCCCGGTAGCTCAGTTGGTAGAGCAGCAGGCCAAAAACATGCGATCCCGCATTTTTAAAAAAGTGTCTTCGTTCCCTGAGAGCAATCTCAAAATGAAGGTCCCGGTGGGCAGAAGGCCTCTGATCCCACCCATAATTTCTCCGTGTAGACTAATTGGGAAGTCGCCTCGTTTGGGACGAGGACATTACTGGGGGTTCGAAGCCCTCCGCGGAGACAAAAGATCAGTAAATGAAACTATTTTCACTTACTGATCTAAGATAATAAAAGGTTTCTTACAGCAAGAAAAAATAATCAAAACCGATATCCGAAAGGATGTGTGGGTTCGAGCCCCACAGAGGGAGAAATCCCCGATGGCGAAATTGGTAGACGCACTGGTCAAAAAACCTGAAACCTGAAACTTATTAAAGGATTGTTACAGCAAAAATTAAAAAAATGCACTTATAATGCCCGGGTCGGAGGTTCGAGTCCTTCCTTTGAACACAGCCTTAAGTGGCATCGTTCAGAGTAGCTCAGTTGGTTAGAGCAGGAAAAAAACCCCAATCCTGTATTTTTTACAAGCAAGTGTCGTATAGTGGTTATTACTCTAGCCTTCCAAGCCTGAGACGTAGGTTCGATTCCTATCACTTGCTCCACGGTTCTTAACAGAACAAATGCCGGTATACAGTCCGAGCTTAGCACAAGCGGAGTTAAATCTAAGATGTGACTATGGATGAGAGGAAGTATTAAATTACTCGCTTGTCCGCCATGCGAGAGTAGCTCAATTGGTAGAGCGCCGTCCTTCCAAGTCGGAGGTTGCCAGATCGTACCTGGTTTCTCGCTCGACCCCTAATTGGGAAATAAATGCCGGGCGATCCACCAGTGAATCCTGGTGCCGGCTCCATGTCGAGGTAGCTCAGTTGGTAGTAGCGTGAGAGTCATAACCTCAAGGTCACAGGTTCAACTCCTGTTCTCGACACACCTGGTTTTTCTAATAGTTCAAAGGAACAAATTGCCTCGAAGCATACCGTTAGATCTGCTCACTCCTGAGGTGTTTTCAAGTCAAACAAGGGAATAGCCCAAGGCATAACCTATATTGACACCCCGGACAAAGACTGGAAGACGTTTCAGAAACTGGTCCGGTTTTTATGAACGTGAATTTAAACAATATGAAAGAAATAAAATCAACAGTCAAAGAATCTAAACTACAAAAATTTTACGAGTTCAGCCAGAACAACACAGGTGGAAGTTTCGTTACAAATTCTCAAGTTTGTCATAGACTTCTAATAGAAGCTGCTTCCGAAGCAGAAGCAGAACTTAAAGCCGAGTCTATGGGTGTTTACTTCAATGGAGTAGACGAGGGAATGGATTGTCCTTGCTGCGGAGACCGATGGTACAGCGGTCATGAGGTGTCCTTTCCTCGTTCTTACGGTTCAATGACTGAGAAAGAAGCAGCTTCGGTTGCTGAGAAGTACGGAGCATCGGTAGCAGCGTCTAAAGGAGGATGGAAGGACAGAAATTGGGATGTGGTCTTTGCAACTCCAGAGTCTTATGCACAGTATTTGGCAGACGAATATGGTTGGACATCACCAGACGTTAGAATTTTTCGATCTGATGGATCTGTAGTTGAAATTTATTCCGCCAAGTAAGTGGAATAAAAGGATATATAGATTATGAAATTTCTTAGAGAATATAACGAATTTGTGCTGGAGGAAAAAAATCCATGCTGGAAGGGATATAAGCAAATTGGAACCAAAAAGAAGAATGGCAGAGTAGTTCCGAATTGTGTGAGAGAAATGCCTAAATAAAAGATTATTAAATGAAACACATTAAACTATTTGAAGACTATTCAGACGAGGAACTAAAGGACCTGATCGGGGACCTAAGATCGGTTGGGCATGCTCTGACTGAAGAAGAAGAGGACATGCTAAAGTTCATAAACCAATTTGGTGGGGGAATGTCTGCTGAGGACTATGCGGAGTACCTATACGACTACTACACCAACCCAGAAGACTTTGATATAGACACGAAGGGAGACTACTACGACATGATCTGGTACCTTTATGAAAACTCAGTGGAAGACCACGCTAGATACAATCTGAGTGGCCCCATGAGAATGGGAACGTACGAAAGATGGTCGACCTCTAAAATAGAACAGGAGCCACTCTACAAGCTCTACCTCAAAATGTCTGACTACTACAATAAAAACAAGAGGTAATGAAGCACATTAAACTATTCGAAGACTACACAGAAGAAGAGATAGGGGATCTAATAGATGATCTATCCTCAGTAGGACTTGCAGAATCTCCGCTAAAGATAGGGACTAGATATGGAAATAAAGTTCACAGGTTAAACCCAGCCATGCTCTACCCGGTTATTGGAAAGCTCGGGAAAATACTGGGAATGAGTCCAGAGGAAATTAAAAAGTTCAAGGGAAAAAAGGAAGTAGGGGGTTTTCTAGTTGAAATAGCAAAAAAAATGAAGGGATATGGATCTCTTCAGGGAAGCCCGATTGATATATTAGATTAAATGAAATGAAGCACATCCGAATTTTTGAGGAGTACTCAGAAGAAGATTTAGATTCTCTGATGAAGGACCTTTATGGGATTGGACATAATGTTGTCGAGGTGGATATAGATCACATAGACTATCCAGAATTGGCAGAAGAAGAGGCAAAGCAAGCAGAGTTTTGGAAATCCAAATCTAGCCCAGGTACCTACTTGAAATCAGTTTCTGGAGAGATCAGCGAGGAAACTACTGATCTAGACTTTGTTTTTTCCAACGGTGACCGTGCTAATCTCTACTTTTATTACCAATCTGGGCCTGGAAACAAAGGATCTGACAATAAGGACGAGGGGACTTTTACTCTCAACGACAGATACTATGAGGTTAAAGAAAAATATTTGGAGCTATTAGAATCTGGAAGTGTAGTTAGAGCTTGTCTTGATCTCTACGACGGAATCAAATCTAAAGGAGAAGCATTTTTAGAAGATGAAGCACATTAAACTATTTGAGGAGTACACGGATGAAGAACTTAGGGACCTCATTGGAGATCTGAGATCTGTTGGGCAGTCTGAAGTTCGTATGGATATAGACTATGGTCATTTATTTGGGATGAAGGAGAAGGATAAACAAGAAGAGAGGGACATCGTTAATTCCTGGTCTTTTCCAACCCCAGGAGGGGAAATTAAAGTTAAATCTGGGTCTCTCAAAATTCTCCCGGACAATAAGGTTCTTGTTGCCCTAAACCTTTCCAATGGTGATGTCATCGAAACAGTGACAGACAATTACGAAGGGGTCTCTTTTTCTGTCAATGGAAATCCCATACTCAATTTAGAAGATGATGAAGACGACTCCCCATATGACAACGAAAACTATAACATGGGAATCGTGGAATATCCACACACCTTGGCTGCTCTGACGAGATACGAACGTCATTTGGCTAACAAATCCAGAAGTAAAAACCCAACCTTTCTGCAAAGAATAAAGTCAAAGCTAGGTCTTAAAGAGTCCTACTCAGAAGAAGAGCTTAGAGATCTCATGGGAGATCTTAAAGGTGTTGGTCACAGCAATCTAATTTTTAATGTTGATTTGTCCAAATCATGGGGAAATCCTAAAGTTGAAAAAGATGAATGCGAAAATTGGGTTTCTGAAGAAAATCCTGGTGTTCATGTTGTTAGAGTTGAAGGACACATAATCAATAAAAACGACCCAGAAGATATCCAGCTAAATCTGGATTTATCCAACGGAGACAAATTTGAATTTGAATTCAAAAATACTGGAAATAATTCCTTTAATAGATATCTAGGACACATCACCATCTTTACTGGAGGAAAAGAAATCAAAGAAACCGTAGGAGATGAAATGTTTGAATATCCAGGAGGATGGATTTTATCCGCTCTCTCACTATATGATAAACTAATATGATGAAACACATCAAACTATTTGAAGACTACTCAGACGAAGAAATAGAGGGCCTTTTAGGGGACTTAGAAACCATTGGACACACATACAGGCTTATTCCTGGAGAAGACTTTGGATTTGGAAAGGACATACAGCAGCAAAGGAAGTGGTTTATGAAAAGACCAAATACAGGATATGAAGATCTGGTGATAAAAAAATCAGTTGTGGAGGATATGCTTAAAAAGGGCCTCATGAAAAGAGACTCACACACCCCAGGAGCTATTTATTTTGATGACTCTGTAGGACTTTCTTTGAAATACCCAAGCTATTCAGTCTATCGTTATTTTCAACAGGGTATTTTTGATCCCTCAGAAGGAGACTATTCTCTTGAAGTAAAACCCCACGTCAGACTTTCTACTGAAGAAAGACTAAAAATAAAGAAAGATTTTGCTCAGGAGGTTTTTGACTATCTATCTTCTATTAGAAAATGAAACACGTTAGACTTTTTGAAGACTACTCAGACGAAGAACTTAGGGCACTCCAAGTTGATCTAGAGGGGATTGGTCATGAGTACAAACTCCTTCAAAAGGGCAGGGATTTTGGATATGGAACGGCTCTTCATGATGGTGCTAGCCAGGGATATCCCTTATATCTCACTAAATTAGGAATTAAAAAGTTAGAGGATAAAGGGATAATAGCCAAACCAAATCCAGATGCAAATTATTATCAATTTACCGATCCAAAAATTAAAGCTGCTATAACTTTATTTGGAACAAACCTATTTAGAATAGCATTTTATGCGAGTAATGCTAAATCAAGATATCTAAAAATTGAAAAATACTTATCAGAACTTAAATCATGAAGCACATTAAACTTTTTGAAGACTACTCAGAAGAAGAACTCGGGGATCTAATTGGAGACCTTAGAGGAATAGGGCATCACGATTTAAAATTTAATGTTCGTTCTGATGCAATGTATAAAAAGGAACGAGATAGAGAAGAAGAATTTGCCAGAAATTACAAGAGTGACGTTGCCCTTCTTTCCGTAGATGGTGAGATGGGATCTCACTTTCTTGCAGATCTTCATTTGATCCTGAGCAACGGAGTTAAAATTGATTTAACAATTCCGACATACGCAGGCTGGGGATCACCAGAACTACTCATCACTGGGGATGGTTTTGACGGAAATACAAACTATGCAAACCAATTTTTTAAAAATGGTCCTCACGAAGAAACTTACACAGAATCTCTTCTGAAATTTTATAACGAACTAAAAAAATGAAGCACATCAAAGTATTTGAAGACTACTCAGAAGAAGAACTTAGAGATCTTCAGGACACCCTACATGACATAGGTCACAAGACAAAATGGTCCTTTGGAGAAGATTTTGGATTTGGACATGGACCTAATGGAGTTGGATTTGGAACAGAAATAACTGGGAAAGAATATCCAGCCATGTCTTCGGATCTTTTTGATTTCCTATTCTATAAAGGGGACATTATACCATATGGGCAAGCATACACTTTTAAAAGGCCAAAAGATTTTGGAATCCCTGATAATTATAGTTCCGGAATTGATGGAAACTCCGTGTTTGCATCAGATCGTTATGCTATTCACGTAAAGCCCAAAGATTATAACAGATTTGTAGACAGATCCGAAACGGCTAGAGTCTTTGGAGATGTAATTCAAAAGCTAGGGGAGATAAGAAAATAATTGAAACTTTTTCTAAATCTTGTGTATAATCACCGTATATTCAATAAAACAAATAAAAAAATCAAAAAAGTTTGAAAATAATTGAAAATATTTGAAATTTTTTACCAAAAAACAGTATAACTACCGTATATTTACACAACTAATAAGATATATAAACCAATCAAAGAAATGAGAAACTTAATTAACATATTAAAGAAATCAGAGAAATCGTTCTCAAGCTTCGTACATGAAGTTGAGGTGATCGTCTATTGGATTTGCTTTAAGCGTCTAAATGGGTTTCATAAGATTTTTGAATAAGAAGAAATTTTTATACAGATATTTTAAAGGAACCCCTCAAAAGGTTCCTTTTTTGTTTGTCCCTAAAAATAAAAAAAATAGTTATTTGAAATATTAGAAAAAAATGTTACCGTCGTCTAAATGGTTTAGGACACTGCAACTTCACTGCGGAAATTTCAGTTCGATTCTGTGCGGTAATACAATCATTAAAAAAATTAGGGTTCGAAAGATATATAGAGTATGAAAAACTGTAAAAAATGTGGAAATCCCCATGAAAAAAATGGAATGCATTGCTCTAGAAGTTGTTCTCAAAAAGGAAGAAAAATAACGCAAGAGCATAGGGATAAAATAAGAAATTCTCTATCAAAAAGCGAAAAAGCTCGAGAAGGGATAGAAAAAGTAAAAAAAGAAAATAAATTAAAATATAAAGAGTTTGATGTTAATTGTTTTACCTGTAAGATTGGATTTAGTGTTTTAGAATATAACAGGAAATCCCCGAAGAAAGAAAAATACTTTTGCGGAAGAAATTGTGCTAATAAATATGCAGCTAATGCTAATCTGGAAAAAAGGAGAGAAAATATATCAAAAGGTTTAAAAGGAAATCCAAAGGTTATAGAAGCAGCAAAAAATGCAAAAAAACCTCTTAGAGCCCAAAGATATGAAGCAAAATGTTTACATTGTAATGAAAATATAATTAGTACATATCCAGATAGAAAATATCACGGGGAATGCTTTAAAAAAGTATCTGGCGGAAAAAGAGAAGGGTCTGGAAGAGGGGAGAAAGGATGGTATAAAGGGATATTCTGTGACAGTAGTTGGGAGTTAGCTTTTGTTATTTATAAAAAAGATATGGGGGAAAAAATAGAAAGAAACACCGAATGGAGAGAATATACATTGGAAGGGAAAACTAGAAAATATTTGCCAGACTTTGTAACCCAGGAGGGGATTGTAGAAATAAAAGGATTTAAAACAAAAGAATGGGAACAAAAACATAAAGAAAACCCTGACGTTATAGTTTTTTATAAAAGGGAAATGAAACCTATATTAGAATATGTTAAAACTAAATATGGAAACGACTTTATAAAGCTATACGAGGATAAAAATAATTCTTTATATTCAGGGACTTGTAAATATTGTGGGTCCAAATGTAAAAGAATAAACACTTTTTGTAATAATTCTTGTTCTCGTAAATATAGAAAAAAATAAATTGTCTGGTAGTTCAATGGTTAGAGCATCTCCCTGATACGGAGAAAGTTGAAAGTTCGAGTCTTTCCCAGACAACCAAAAGTTATTTGACATACTAGAAAAAATGGACCCTTAGCTCAGATGGTAGAGCGCCAGAGTGAAGCCCTGGTAGCCCCCGTTCGATCCGGGGAGGGTCCGCAAAATGACCTCGTACCCGTATACTGGCCATAGGAACGAGCTTTTAACTCGTGTAAATGTGGGTTCGATTCCCACCGGGGTCACAAAAAATAGCTCTATGGTGTAACTGGATAAACATCCCACTCTTACAAAGTGGAGACGAGAAGTAGAATCCCGGTTCGAGTCCGGGTGGAGCTACTAAAAAAAACTAATCGGCGAAGTTCTCTATATGAGTTTAGATAGCCACCATGGGTAGGTTGAGCAATTGGTTGGCTCAGCAGACTGTAACTCTGCCGCCTTCGGGCCTTGGGGGTTCGAGTCCCTCCCTACCCACAAAAATAGGCCAGTAGCTCAACGGTAGAGCGCAGGATTCCAATCCCTGAGGCTGTGGGTTCGAAACCTACCTGGTCTGCAAAAAATGGAGAGTTAAACTCAGCGGCCTGAGTCGCAGTCTTGAAAACTGTGGGTACTGAAAAATGTATGGGGATCGACACCTCAGCTCTCCGCCACCGTATATTCAAATATGAAAAAAGAAATGGACTTCTATTAGGTAACTCTAATAGATCATGTCAAAAAACAGAAAACGCAGCTTCTTAGATGAAGCAAAAACTTCCAGAGAATATAGAATTCTTTGGCTAGAAGAAAATTACCCTCCTTATTGGGACGATGGGTTAAACCTATATCCCTCTTGGAGAAGAGGATTTAAGAATCCAGGAAAAAGACTCGAGTCTTACAAGATGAGAATGTACAGGACCTGGAAACACAACAGAAAAACACAGTGGAAGTAAATCCACTGCTATGGTCAAATACCCAATACTGGTATAGGGGTAGGTCTGCAAAATCTACTTAATCTCAGTTCGATTCTGAGTTTGACCTCAAATATACACGAGTGTGGTGCAATGGTAGCATACCGGTCTCCAAAACCGTTGATGGGGGTTCGAGTCCCTCCGCTCGTGCTGCTAAAGAAGAAACTATGGAAAAAAATGAAATAAAGAAAGCTCTGTATAAACAGAATCCGGAAGCAAACTTCCAGATGATCCGAAAGGGAACTGCTTACTACGCTGTTGTAGTAGATGTGGATGACTACGAGCATGAGGTTAGATTCGAGATCCCAGTTTCTGATATGGGAGATTCGGACTTTCTGCTTCATATGCCAGCAAAGCTTTTGATTAGATGGATAGTCTAATCGAACTGCCCCTGTAGTTCAACGGAAGAATGGGCGAATACGGATCGTCTGATGCGGGTTCGAGTCCTGCCGGGGGTTCAAAAAATAAATATGGTGAGTATCGTCTAACGGTCAAGACACTGGTTTGTGGTGCCAGTAATCTGGGTTCGATTCCCAGTATTCACCCTGCTGGGGATCCTAATCCCCGACCGTATATTCTAATATATGGAAATAAAACCAAAGTATGTAACCTTTGAACAAGCTAAATGGCTTAAAGAAAAAGGATTTAACTATCATAAAATATTTCAGGCCTTTGCAAGTTATTACGATTATTATGATAAAGATATACAAGGAAGATGTCATGAAAGTGATTTTTCAGAAGAAGTATTTCCAGATGATAAATGGATTCCTGTACCTGAACAATGGCAAGTAGTTGAATGGTTAAGAGTTAACCATGGAATTTGGGTTTGTGTGGACAGAGAAGAAGGATCCACTTATTGGAAATTTAACATCAGATTATTACAATTAAAAGGGCATAAATATGGCGGATTTGGAGGGGAATTTAATTCACCACAAGAAGCTTATTCAGCAGCATTTGAATACATTAAAGACAACAGTCATCAATATGAGTAAATTGTATAAAATAAGACATATTCCTACTGGTAAATTCCTTAGAATAAAACTTGAAATAGCGGGTATTAAAGTTTGGAAAGAAAAGGGGGTTTTAGAAAGGATAACACCGGAAATGGGTAATCAATTGTTTGACACCCATAAGGGATGGAAAACACCTCCAAATCCAACAAACAAAGATTTTGGAGAAATTGATTGCGAAATTGTAGTCTATGAATTAAAAGAAATGGAATTACAATAAATGTGGTCCAGATCAGAATTAAATCTCGGTATCGACCGTATATTTAATCGAAACAAAAAGTTATTTGAAATAGTAAAAGACAAAAAGAATCCGGTAGTGTAAACAAGTAATAGGCCGGCACATGATGGTATCTCCTCTTGAGAGAAGAGTTTAACTCAGCCACATAGAGGGACGGTGAGGCCCCCTCGGATTTTTTAAATATAGTCAGGTCGAAGTACAAGACACCTGGAAAAGTAGGGCGGAAAATCCTACAAGTAGGTTCGAATCCTGCACTGACTACCAACTTCAATAGGAGTACCTGTTCTAGGGATTCGTAGTCCCCCTATTGATTAAAAATCACTGATGTAAGTTACGTTTGGAACGGACGAACAGGAGGGTGACCGATACGTAAGGTCTTCGGGGTTCAAATCCCACCAGTGGTCAAATATAGTCAGGTGGCGTAGTGGTAACGTGGCACCTCCCAAGGTTGAGATTAACAGCTAATGGCACTCTTTATGGCAAAGCACTCGCAGGTTCGATTCCTGCCCTGACTACTAAGAATAAATTGATGAGGTAAATTACGTAATAGCCAATTCAATCTCAGACCAACATCTCAAAAGGTATGCCTTTAGCGGGGCAAAGAATATGGCAGGGGTTAGTCAATATAGAGGGAACGACCGATATGCCTTGTTCTTAAATTTAGTCAGGTGGCATATAATGGAGAAATGGCAGTTCACCCACGTTAAGACGGGTTTTGCGTTGGAGGTTCGATTCCTTCCCTGACTACTAACCGTATATTTAGATAAATAAAATGGTTAAATGTACTGATAAAGGAAAATGGACTTGTATTTCTAGAAATGGGCTTGCTAAAAAAGCTTATCCGGATGACAAGGCAGCAATAAGTGCAGCTAAAATAGTTAACGAAAAAGATCCGAAATTGGGAACTAAATTGGTTGCTTACAAATGCACTCATTGTCACCAATATCATCTTTTAACTGTGAGAAAGAAAGCATAACCGGGAGGCGGAAGGGTATACGCTACAGAGTCAGTCTGTAAGGGGAGACGTCCTCGAGGAGATGAGAACTCAGCTGCAGATCGAAAGATATGTAGTAAATAAGCTCTAGAGTGAGTTCAACCAGGTTCGAATCCTGGCCCGGTTACAAAAGAAATAAAATTATGGCATCTGAGAACAAAAAAAGAAAATCTGATAAAAGACTACATTGGGGTAGAGGTGCATACTTTATGAAGTGGGTTGGCAAAGGAATTAAAGGGCTAACTTATTTTACTTCTTCTCAACGTAGAGACAATAATAAATTTGATCTAGAAGATTAAAATAATAAAATGGAAGACGAAGACTACGACGAAGAGGAATATAAATCTCCATTAGAAGAATGGAATGAAAGGTCAGACCAATACTGTGGGATTTGCCCCAGTTGCGGTAGTAAAATCTATCAATCTACTTATGCTGATTATTGCATGTGTGGAGAACAAGATTACGGATATTAAAATATAGTCAGGTGATGGCAGTCCTATCTATCGGGGTTCGAATCCCTCTAGAAACGGTGATAGAACGGATGACAGGTTCGAGTCCTGTCCTGACTACAAAATCCTGCTTAACTTGAGGTGATTACTCCAATATGAGATAAGGTGGTTGACTGCTGGAAAGACAGCAACATAGTCAGGTGGCGGAATGGTAGACGCACAAGAGGTACTTACGAGATCGGTCCCAGCTAAGGTGGAGATTGTGTAGAGATTAGCACTACGTGCAGGTTCGAATCCTGTCCTGACTACGAGGAAAGAACGGCAGCTATGCTAAACGACCTCAAAAACGTACACTAAATAGCTGACAGCTCGGAAAGACGAGCAACATAGTCAGGTGGCGGAAAGATATTAGTAGTGGTGAGCGAACGTATCGTGGTAAACGCACTCCCCGAGTGAGAGAGGCCTTATAGAATCACTATAATAAATAAGGGCTTGCAGGTTCGAGTCCTGTCCTGACTACACGTTCCGAAACATGACAGCGGATAGTTCAACTCTGAACGATGAGAAATAGGGTGATGCCTATATGAGTCTCCTAGTATTACGGGCCGGTATACTCAGATTGACTATCTGTGGGAAATATCAAATGAGATGAAGAAACCAACGTATCTCAGTAAGTTTAGTTCTAACTCCTGTAGCTCGTGCTCATAGTGGTAGGTTACAAGAGGACAGCCATAACACCTGTAAGTTGAATAAATTAGGGTGTTTTTATTTGAAACAGAAATTCAGGTTTTGTCTAAAATACCGACAGGGTATATAAATCAAGAATGGACAAATTATCAATTATAGGAAACGGAATCGTGGGATCCGAAATCATTAAAATCTCCCAGCAAATCAAAGAAATTTCAAAGACAAGGTCGGTTCAAAATTTAACCATTGGTGATTTTGATTCCAAGATAAATCCAATCCCAACACCTCTGAGAGACGAAATTATCAAGTGCTACCAAGAGGATCTAACCAACTACCCTCTATCAGCAGGGGAATTAAACCTTAGAAAATCAGTTTCGACTTACCTTAGCAACCGCCAAGGAATTAAATATTCAGAGAATGAAATTCTCATCGGTGGAGGGGTTCGTCCTTTAATCTACACAATCTTCAAGTCTATCGTAGACGAAGGAGAATCTGTTTTATATCCTGTTCCTTCTTGGAACAATAATCACTACTCTTTTTTACATCACGCCAAGAAAGTTCCGATTGAGTGCACACCAGAAAATTCTTTTTTCCCAACTGTGGAGGATGTGAAATCAAGGCTCCACGCTGAAGCAAGATTAGTTTGTCTGTGCTCACCTCAAAACCCAACGGGAAGGGTAATTGATAAAGAGGTCTTAAAAGGAATCTGCGAAGCTATAGTGGAAGAAAACAAGAAGAGAAAAGAAACCAATTCCAGACCTTGCTACCTATTCTTTGATCAGATCTACTCAGATCTTTCAGTTGGATTTTCGTTCGTTCATCCAACAAAACTATGTCCAGAGATTAGAGAATATTTGATCTGTGTGGACGGGGTTTCTAAATCCCTCTGTGCAACTGGAATTAGAGTTGGCTGGGTTTTTGGACCTCAAGACATTATCGGAAAAATGACTGAGCTGTTCTCCCACATCGGGGCTTGGGCACCTAAACCTGAACAAAATGCAGTTTCTAGATATCTAGACGAATACGAAGACATGGTTGGGTATATCGAGGACAAGAAAGGTCAGTATGGTTACATCGTGGGTAAAATCTGTTCTAAATTAGAAGAAATGAAAGAAACAGGATTTAGAGTTGATTGTCAGAGACCAGAAGGGGGAATTTACATTTCGATCTATTTGGACTATGTCAATTGCTTTTCTTCCACCGAGAATTATCTCGCTTTCCTGATCAACACTTGTGGGCTTGGAATAGTTCCTTTTGAATACTTTGGATCTAAAGACAACAAGGGTTGGTTTAGAATATCAATCGGAAATATTGACATGGACAAGATAGACGAGCTTAATGAAACCCTTCACCAGGCAATCTTAAAGTCTCACGAAATGTCCAATTCCAAATTCTTATAATTGACGAAAGGATAAAAATTATTTTTCTAGTAAGGGGTTAAAAGTATAGGCTCTGTTGGGTATATAAATTGAATTATAACACCAACATGAAACAAAAAAAGTCAATTTTTAACTGGATACTATTTATCCTGTTATCGTTAATCCCGATTCATGCTTCTGCTCAAACAGATAGCATCTACACCCTTTCAGTAAAATCGGTAACCTCCTCTGGGGTTTATCAAAATGAAAGACTAATTTTTGAAGGTCTGTACAAGGATTTTCTTCAGAATTATGCAGAGGAAGGAAAGATTTACTACACTTCGAATGGTTATAAATTTACGAAAGAATAACATAGGGTTTGAAACAATTTAGAAAATCCCCGATACATAAGCTATATGAAAATTATCTTTAGCTTAGTATTGGGGATTTTTGTTTTGCTCCCTGTAAATTTAAAATCCCAGAAGGTGGATCTGATGGGAGGAATATCAACCAGTCATTTCCTTGGGGATCTTGGGGGTAAACCCTTTTTGGGAACTAACGACCTTCAAGACCTAGATTTTGGTTCTACTAGATACGCACTGGATGCTGGACTTAGGTTTGGAATTGGAAAAACATTTTCTGTGAGAACAAATTTTTGGTATGCAAGACTTTATGGCGATGACAAATACACCATCAACAGAGAGAGAAGAGGAAGAAATCTAAATTTCTTTAGTGAGATCTATGAAGCAGATTTAACCCTTGAGGCCAACATCTACAGAACACCAAACAAAAAGAAAATCTTCTATGTTCTTGGTGGGGTTGGATATTTCCATTTTAACCCAAAAACTAGAATGAACGGTCAGGTTTATACCCTAAGAGACTGGGGAACCGAAGGCCAGTATGTTCTTCCTGGAAAATCTCCATATTCCCTATATTCAGTTTGTTTTCCTCTCGGATTTGGTTGTAAATTTGTCACTAGCAGGAGATCTTACTTTACAATTGAGGTTAATGGTAGAAAAACTCAAACGGACTATATCGATGACGTGAGCACGTTCTACGTGGATCCAAATTTACTTGGCCCAACATCTGCAGCATTAGCGGACAGAAACATTTCAACCATTCCAGGATTTAGCAGTCCCGGGTCAATCAGAGGTGATTATAAGAACAACGACAATTTCTTTTTCTTTACCTTTGGCTTTAATTATACTCTAGGAAAAAATGGAAACTTTGGATTTGGATCTGGTAAAAAATACAAATCCAATATCAACAGCAAAAGAAAATGCACTGAGTTCTAAATGACCGTATACTTATATGAATGGAATCTCAGAAGAGAAATAAAATTGTAGCAGCAACTATAACAGGTATTATAGTTTGTCTTGCTTTGATTTTATTCCCAAGGGAGGAACCAAAAGACCCTTATATAGGGAACATGACGGAGGAGGAGATCGATAAATCTATCCCCTCAATTAGGGTGTACTACTACATCAAAAAATATTGCAAAGAGTATGGGATTCCTGAAAAATATGCCTTTGGGATTGCCTATCAGGAGACGAGATATCAAGGTCCTCTAGATTCCTCGTACAACCACAAACAGACCTCATCAGCTGGAGCGGTTGGTCCTATGCAGATTATGCCCAGATATGCCCGTAAACATGCCGGAAGAAAGGTAACTGGAAAGGAGTTAAGGAACGACATCAAACTCAACGTCAGGGTTTCTATGAGCATGATGAAAGACTGGTATAAAATTCATGGGGATTGGGGTTTAGCATTTGGTGCTTATAACACTGGATCTCCGTGTCTAAACAGATACTCAAGAGAAATACTAAAAGAAAATTACAATTGGATAAAGAAATAAAATGTATATAATAATCAAAGAAATCGAATCTAGCAAAGGCACAAAATTGCCTGTCATTATGTTGAACGGTCATGCAGAAATTCTTGAGTTTGAAAAGGAAGCTGAAGCTTTAAACTTTGCAGACATCATGAACACTAACACAGACTCAGGTCATAAATACTCAGTTAAAAAAATAGGGTCCTAAATGAATTCTAAAGTTATATTTTTAGATCACGATGGTGTAATTTGTCTTTCTGCTCAATGGGGTAGAAGACGGAAGTTTACTCCGTCTGATGGATGGAAATCTGTTTTTGATGGATTTGATCTTAAAGCTGTAAAGGTTTTAAACAAAATCCTGGAAGTAACAGATGCGGAGATAGTTATTTCTTCCGACTGGAGATTTCATGGAGATTTGGAATTGCTTCAACAAGTTTATCGGGATTCTGGAGTTATCAAAGTTCCAATCGGAATGACAACTAAAGGTCCTGTTAGATCCCCTGATGATTTTCCTTGGTTTTACATGACTGAATTAGCACAAACCCGATCTTTAGAGATCCTGAAATACCTAGAAGAGCATCCAGAAATTACCAAATGGGTTGCCGTTGACGACTTGGATATGTCTATGAGGGATGGATGGGGTTTAACAAACTTTGTTTTAACACCTAGATCTTACGAGGGAATCAAACAATCTGGAGTAAGAGATAAAATTATAAAATTCTTGAATGAATAAGCGGGAAATTTTTATTTGCCAGCTGGCCTTTGGAGGCTACCCGGTTAAGCCAGAAGACCAAAAGAGGACCATGGAAGGTGCTTTGTACCTTGCAAAAGAGAAGGAGTTTGAAGCAGGAATGTACCAGGATCTTTGGGAATATGAAATCAAAAAATCCAAAGAAAAAAGAAACATTTGAGTCTATTTTCATCTACTAAGATGAATGAAATCAAAAACTTTAATCGTTAACCTATATGGCGGACCGGGGAGTGGAAAATCCACCAATTCAGCTAGAATTTTTTCAGCTCTAAAAGATCTTGACTACAATGTAGAACTTGTAACTGAGTATGCAAAAGATCTAACCTGGGGAGAATCGTACAATGTCCTAAGGGATCAAATTTATGTGTTTGGAAAACAGCAGCACAGAATTTGGAGACTGGACGGAAAAGTTGACATCATTATAACAGATTCCCCACTTCTCCTAAGTACAGTTTACGGAGAGACCGAAACTAGCAGGGAATTTAAAGATCTTGTGATCAGCGAATACTTTAGAAGACCAACCATCAACATCATGCTTAATAGGGTTAAAAATTATAACCCAAAGGGAAGGAACCAAACCTTAGATGAGGCTATCGACCTAGATGCTAAAATAAAACAAAGGGTAGAAGAGGTAGATAAGATTCACCTTACTGTGGACGGAGCAGAAACTTCCAAAGAAACTATTGTTAATTTTATCATCAAAGAGTATTCTAAACTTGTGTCTTGACCGTATATTTAAATAAAAAATGAATTATACTAAATTATTCTATTGGCTAACAGTAGCCGACAACGCTAAAACGATGTTTATCACGTTTATAACTATATTTACGGCAATTGCGGTAATCGCGACTATTGCATATATATTTAACGGTGATGAACCAGATTCACAGAGAATGTCTCGAAAATGGATGTGGTGGTCTTATCCATTTATGATTTTCTTTTGGTCCCTATTCATCTTTACCCCGGACAGAAAAGATGCACTATTAATTATTGCAGGAGGTCAAACGATGAATTTCTTAACCACTGACTCAACTGCCAAGCAGATTCCACACGAGCTTTCTAGCTTTGTAGTATCAGAATTAAAAAATATGGCTAAGGAAGCCCAAGTTGACCTTGGAATCCAAAATCAAAAAGAGAAAATTCTAGAGCAAGCAAAAACAATGACCGCCACGGAAATTGTTGAAAAGATGAAAGTGGACTCAACATTTGCAAAAGTAATTCTAGAAAAATAATTATGTACAATTTTGACGGAGTTTTCACAGCATTAGTAGTAGGAGGACTTTTTATCGGTCTATCAGTCTGGGGAGCATGGGAGTTAATAGATTGGATCTTTATTGACGACGCAATCAGAACAACTTCCCCAATGGTTCCTGAGATAGAACTAATCATCAAAGATAATAAAGTTGACACCCTCTACGTCTATAGAAAACCCTGACCGTATATTTAAATAAAAATAAAAGGTTATGAGAATTTATAAACAAAATGAGGACATGTCAGTCAAGGACATTACCTTCAATTACAAAATTAAAAACGTACTAGCCGGATTATTTGTGTCTTTAATGATACTGGTGATATTATCATCATTTATTCCAATCCAACAAAAGTTCATTTACAAAGAGGTAGTAGTTCATGACACAGTCGAGCAATTAGTTGTCATGAAACACGGTCTAACGGAAATCACAGTGGATCGAAATGCTAATATTCCGACCTTCTGTAACAATCCGGGGGCACTTCGACCCTCGTCAATTAAAGAAGTGAATGATCTAGCAATAGGAACTGTTCAAGCACCCTCAGGAGAATTTCTACATTTTGCCAATGAGCAACACGGTTACAAAGCTCTGGAAATTGTTCTAAAGAAAGTGTACTGGAATAGTTCAATCCGGGATTGTATCAGTAGATATGCCCCTTCGTTTGAGAACAATACAGACGGATATGTTGCTAAGATAGTTAAGAAAATGGGAATTAGTTCAAGCACTCTGGTGAAGAACTGCAACCTCAATAAGCTAATGAAAACAATTGCAGAAATAGAAGGTTTTAAACAATAAAAAATATGTTCGAAAAAGATAGAAAATCAAAAGAGAAAATTAAAAAAGAAACACACATTTATTGGCATCAACTTAATACTCAATTAAAATGGGGTGATATTAAACACCTTCAATTAGAAGATGATGACTTAATTTATTCTTCATGGGAAGAGGATGAAAATGAAGGAAATTGGGGAGGTTATATTACTCGAATGGTTGAAGAAACTGATGAACAGTTTCAAAAAAGAATGAAGGATATTGAACGACAAGATAAATGGGCAAAAGAGGAAAGACTCAAGAGCTACCTAAGATTAAAAGCAGAATTCGAACCAGATACGAAATGACACCAGAAGAAATACTAGAAGGAAACAAATTAATAGCCGAATTTATGGGCTATGGTTACTACCCTCACACGAGGGAAGAAACCCTACCGGGATGGAGGAAAGAAAAAGCTCATCCGAAAGTTTCGGGAACTTATTTAGGAAGAGTCCATAAGGATTTAGCCTATCACAGATCTTGGGAATGGTTGATGACCGCAGTGGAAAAAATCGAAAGCTTAGACCTTTCAAAAGAAATGTATTCTTGGGAAGGAGAAGATGGAGAGACCGAGTATAATTTCGAGGGAATTAGCGTCGAAATTGAGAACAAAAGCTGCTGGATTTACGTGAATCTTCAGTTAGATCCAGGATTTACCATTAACCCCAAGTCATTCGATGAGAAATATCCAACCAAAATCGAAGCAACGTTTAGAGCAGTTTGTGAATTCGTAGAATGGTTCAACAAAAGAAAAGAAATAGAAGAATAAAAATGGAAATACAAGAACACTTTGACCCAAGTCAAATAGTAAAAATTAAATTTGTCCCGGAAAGACCAACCTCTTTTCATTGGGTAGAAGCCAAACCAGAGATCAGATCTTTTTTCGGTTTAAGGATTAAACAAAAGGCAACCCCAGCTGGATTTGTAGATAGAGATTCCTGGTTTGATAGAAAATTCTATTCAGAAGAAGATCTTAAAAGATTTGGATACTTGGTTTACCCTTGGGGAGAAAGAATAAACGACAGGGTTTGTAATAAACCTTACGTCACGGTTTACCTTAAACACGAGATCCAAGTTCAACGAAGTTTTGAAACTGGAAAAGAAGCTTCAAAATGGATAGAGTCCTTGAAAGATTCTTCTGGAAGGGATTTCGAAGTTATCACTCACTAATCATCAAAAAATGAGATTGAAATTATATCTGCTAACTCAGAACGACAACAACGGATATGATACCTACGATTCGTGTATAGTTTGTGCTAAGGACGAGAAAGAAGCAAAGACAATCTCTCCTGAAGGTGGAATTTTCGTAGAGACCGCAGGAAAAAGAGGATCTTGGAGAACATCTTGGGCTTTGAAAGCTTCTTCTATCACTTGCGAAGAAATAGGAACTGCCAACAGTGATCAAAAGAAAGGGGTTATCTTATCTTCGTTCAATGCTGGATAAGCCCAGAGTAGTTCATTGCCAGAAAGAACCCTTTGATGTTTTCATCGGAAGGGGTTCAATTTGGGGAAATCCATATTCTCACAAAGAAGGAACTTTAGCCAAATTTGTAGTCAAGGATAGAGAAGAAGCCATTAAAAAATTTGAGCAATACCTCACGTCTAATGAAGAATTAATGGCTAGACTATCTGATCTAAAGGGAAAGACCCTCGGATGTTTCTGTAAGCCCTATAGAAGATGCCACGGAGATATACTTCTAAAATATGCTAATGCTCCTTCTAAATTATTCTGATTCTATCCGTGACATTTTTTAGGATAGCATAAAGATATATAATATATGATTTTAAAAGAAATAATTACTATTAAAGTAAATTCGAACCATCTAAAATATTATAGAAATCTTGGCTATGAGGCTAAAATGTCAGATACATTAGATATAAACTCTCTACACCTTCCAAAGGGAAGCCATGTAAGGGTAAATGCCGAATGCGACAAATGTGGAAAAATAGAAAATATAGAGTTTAGAGGGGTACGGGACAAAATAAATTTTACATACGAATGTAAATCCTGCATTCATAAAGATAGAATTTCTAAAAATGGATCTGTTTTTAGAAATCCGGTTTTACAAAGGGAGCTTAGTTTAAGAAATAATAAAAAATCTTTAGACAAAAGGAAAGAAACTAAGTTAAATAAACACGGAGACCAAAATTATAATAACCCAGAGAAAAGAAAAGAAACTTTAAAAAGGAAACACGGTGACGAAACATATAATAATCAGAAGAAAAGGAAAGAAACTAAGTTAAATAAACACGGAGACGAAAATTATAACAATCAGGAGAAAAAAGAAGAAACCTGCTTATTAAAATATGGGGTAAGGCACACGAACCAAATTCCAGAAATCTGGGAAAAAATTCAAAAATCCTCTTTTAGAGTCTGTAGATACAAAGACACAGATTTAACTTATCAGGGAGATTACGAATTGGATTTTTTAGAATTTTGCGAATCTAATTCAATTAAAGTAAACAATGGTCCTTCATTATCTTATAATTTTAATAAGAAAAATAGAGTTTACCATTCGGATTTTATTATTGATGATTTGAATCTTATAATAGAAATTAAATCTACCTATACACTTAATTCTGATTTAGAATGTAATTTAGAGAAGGAGAAAGAATGTAAAAAGAGAGGGTATAATTTTATGTTTATCGTGGATAAAAATTACGATAATCTAATAGAATATCTAAGCCTAAATCATGTCACGGGGACATTCTTTTAAAGTATGCCAATGCCCCCACAAAATTATTTTGAATATATAAACCATGGAAAAGTCAGCTGGAATAGCAATCATTTACGACGGGAAAATCCTCCTGTCCCATGCAACTCGTTCTCCTTGGTTTAGAAGCTGGATGCCTCCAAAAGGTAAGTTGGAAGAAGGTGAGACAAAAGAAGAAGCTGCAATTAGAGAGGTAGAGGAAGAATGCGGAATTAAAGTTCCGATAGACATGCTCGGAAAAGAACACTTGGTAAGGTACACCAATGCTCAAGGGGCAAAAGCTTATAAAGAAGTTTATATCTTTGAATGCAGAATTGATTCTCTGGATCAATTAGGAATACCCACATTGATAAAAGGGGAAATTCCAAAGTATATGCTTCAGGAAGAAGAACTTTCAGATGCAGTTTTCATGGATTATGAAGAGTGCCAGAGAAGAACATTACCAAGATATATTCCAATGGTAGATGAAATTTTTTCCTCACTTTAAGGTATAAATCTAAAAATAATATGACAGAAATAATTTTAATCACAGTAATCGCTTTACTTATTTTTGGAGCTTACAAGTTTCTAAAGAAAGACGAAAAAGAATTATCCTCAGAGGAAACCACAATTCCCGAATTAGATCTACCTATTGAAACCTGGTCACCAGAAGAAGAGGTTAAAGAAGAACCAATTGTTGAGGAAATTCCCGTACAAGAGCCAGTTAAAGAGGTTAAAGCAATTAGCAAACCTAAGAAAACTACAAAGGCAAAGAAAACTACAGAGACCGAGAAATCTCCTGCGAAGAAAAAAGGAAGACCTAAAAAATCACAATAAGTGATATTTTAGAATATATTAAAAGACCGATAAAAATTATCGGTCTTTTTTGTGCAGTTAGATTCTGTGTTTTTAATATATAGAAAAACAAAAAATTCATGAAAAGATTTTTTCTGATACCAATAATTCTTATCCTCTTATCTTTAACGCCAAGGACTAGTGTTCTGGTAAAGACCGACATTTTTACGGTTAATTATTCCGAGGCTTATCAGCAACCTTTAAGCGTAGAATACACAGTTCTTTGTCCAAATGGGACCGCTTCAAGAAAAGGAATGGACTTCTACACTAACGATTCCATCATCACTTCAGATAATGCAGACTATGAAAATAACGTCTACGATAAAGGACACATGGCTCCTGCGGCAGCTTTTACTTGCAGTACGGAGATGCTAAGAAAAACATTCTCATACCTTAATTGTGCTCTTCAAGATCAATATCTAAACAGAGGAACGTGGAGACTTTTAGAAGCAGAAGAAAGAAGGATTTCTGGGGAAAAAGATAAAGTTAATGTTCTAATCAAACTCGAGTATAAAAATCCAATTAAATTACCCACTGGAGCTACCGTTCCTTCGGGTTTCTATAAAAGAATAATTGCAGGAAAAGATACCAGCATGTATTACTTTCCTAACGTCAAACCAAAATCTTCTGACTTCAAAGAGTTCAAAATTAAATCTTGGCCTAAAAGTTAAGTGTAGAAAAGAAAACTTTTTCGTCTTCTGAGATATAATCCTCAATGAAGACATTCTCAAAGTTCTCAGACGCAATCAAATGGTCTAAAGAAAAACTTTCCAATCACGGATACGTTGTTAAAACTGAAAAGTGGCAAGGGATAGATTCCCCTGACGATATGAACGAGATTATGAATCACTCGTTTCAGTGTTTCATACCTCAAACCCTAGAAGAGTTAAGAGAAGAAGTTCGTCCAAATTTACCTTGGGCTGACGATCACTTTGAAGAAAGAATCGGAGGTCTTCCTTTAAATCCTCCCCCTTCTCATGAGTGGTGGCCTTTTGCTCAGAAGAACAACGAGCAATTTGGAGGGCACAGTCAATTCTCCCACACTTATCCAGAAAGACTTTGGCCTAGATATGCAGACAAAGAACCCAATACAGTCATGAAAGGGATCAGGTATGACTATGGGGATTTTGGAGATGTTCTGAATCTACTTCAGAAAGAACCTTTTACTAGACAGGCTTTTCTTCCAATGTGGTTTCCGGAAGACACCGGGGTAGTTCATGGGGAAAGAGTTCCTTGCACAATCGGATATCATTTTATGAGAAGAGGAAATCACCTTCATATCGTATATTACATTAGATCCTGTGACTACATCAGACACTTTAGGGATGATATTTATATGGCTTGCAGAAAATTAATGTGGGTATTAGACGAATTGAAAAACAGAGACCCTGAAAGATGGGGAGACGTTACCCCAGGTTATTATGCAATGCACATCACATCTCTTCACTGTTTCAATAAAGAAAAAGGAATCCTAAAACTAAATAAATACTAAAATGATTAGAAGAATCATAAAACAAATTCGAATTTTCACCCTTTTAATGAAGGTTGAAAAAATGGAGCCGAACAACTACGTTCTTGGATCTAAAGTTAGAAAAATTCTTTCCATCTATAAAGACGGAAAAGAAATCAAAGATCTAGAAATTCTTAAATACTCACCAAAATCTTAAATAATAAAAAATAAAAAAAATAAAAATAAAATGAAAAAAACAAATTTTAAATTAGTGTTAATCTTAACACTTTCAATTACAACTATGAATTCTTGTATGATAAACACACCAACTAAATACAAAGAATCAAAATTATCTAAGTTGGTAGAATTACAAACCAGAGAGCTTTTAGAACAAGAAACTCAAGAAGAGTTTGAATTGGTAAAAAAAGAAAATTTACAATTGTCTTTAAAAATTAAGGCATTTCAAACGCAATTAGATAGTTTAAAATTAAAAAAAGAAGTAATTGATACCATTAAAATAGATGACATTTGTTTGGTTTTTTTTAATACATCTACAATAAATATAAAAGAGGAGTCTGAAAATACACTAAAATCATGGATGGTTCAAAAACAATTAAATCAAACTAAATCATTAAAGTTTTGTATAACAGGGTATTCCGATTTGTCTGGAGATTCATTGATTAATGTACAGTTAGCTAATGACAGAGCAGTATACATGAAATATATACTGGCTAAGGAATATTGTATTGAAGACAGTTTGATTTCAATAACAAGTCAAGCAAATATTAAAACTTGCAAAAAAGATTTATACAGAAGTGTAAAAATTCAGTCTTTTTAATTTTTATTTTACAAATTAAAAATAGAAAAAATAGAAAAAATAGAAAATAAAAAATGAAAAAAACCTGGAGAAAAATCAACCCGCCATCAGATTCGCTAAGAAAGCACTATGAAAAACTTTTTACCCGTAATCAAATGAAATTTATGAGGAGATCTAAATTGGAATCTAATCATCTTGGTGCAGAGTTTACCTATAGCAACACACCATTTAAGCTGTTAGGAACGATCGATGCCTATGAAATGGTTATTGAATCACAGTTGGACGGAACATGTTATGTTGTTCACTGCGACGAGGTTACAAGCATGGTATTAGGAAACTAAATTGGAGTTCAAAGTTAAATCGGTAGACCCAAAATCACATCTACTAATCTGCAGTGCAATTAAAACATTTTGCCCGAGGATAGTAGATTCTGGAATTATTTCAGAGGAGGAAAACTATGGGTTTTTCTTGCTAGACGGGTCTCCAGATTTAATAGAAGCTCTTTATTATGTTCCTGGATTAACTCTAGAAATTCCTAGAGAATAAATTGATAATCAGAGGATTAAATCCTCAAAATTTTGATATTTTCGGTAGATATATAATTATAAGTTTTGGAGAGATGGGGATCAAACCAGAATTATAAATATGTCAAGTACTAACGAAAACACCAAAATGATGGAAAAAATTCTGGAAGAGTTAGCTTCGATGAAAGCTAAACTTCCTAACGGAGAACTTAAAGTTATCCAGACTACTATTAATGATCTTAAGACCTCCCAGGACTCTATGAAAAGCGATCTTTCCGAAATGAAGAAAAGATTATTAGATCCGGAAACGGGTGTAGTAGTTAAGCTCAACCAACACGGTCAGTATATTACAGACAAGAAAGAATTAGAAGACTATTATGACGAAATTATAGATCAGCATAAAGATCTTCTAATCTGGAAGAATGCAATGACCAAAGCAATGTGGATAGTATTTACTGCCATCGTTGGTATCCTAACAAAATTGATGTTTTTCCAAGCGTAAGAGATGCACTGAAAATTAAAAAATATTTAATCCCTTTCCGTCAGAAAAGGGATTTTTTGTGTAACAAAAATTGAAATAACAACTATAAATAAAAAATATGAAATTAAAACTTGAATACATTTGGCTTGATGGATATAAACCAGAACCAAATTTAAGATCTAAAATTAAGATTCATGACTTATCGGAGTCTGAAAAATCCCTACAAAATCCACTTTTTGCTCTACCTTCGGTAGAAGATTTACCTCTTTGGTCATTCGATGGAAGTTCAACTCAGCAGGCTGAGGGAAATTCTTCTGATTGCGTACTAAAGCCGGTTAGAATTTACCAGGATCCAACCAAAGGTGGATTCTCATTTCTTGTCTTCTGCGAAGTTTTAAATCCAGACGGAACACCACATGCTTCAAATCACAGACACGGTCTTGGTAACGACGAAGACTACTGGTTTGGATTTGAACAAGAATATGTTCTAAGCAGAGACGGTAAGCCTCTAGGATTTCCTAAAGAAGGTGAACCTGACCCTCAAGGAAAATACTACTGCTCAGTTGGTTACCCTTGGTCAGCAGGAAGAGAAATTTCTGAAGAGCATTTAGATGCTTGTCTTTCTTGCGGATTACATATTACAGGAACAAATGCAGAAGTTCTTCTTGGACAGTGGGAATATCAAATTCTAGGAAAAGGTCAGCAATCAGCTTCAGACGATCTTTGGATCAGCAGATTTATCTTGATGAGAATTGCAGAGAAATACGGGGTTCAAATTGACTTGAGACCAAAACCTTTAACTGAAGGTGACTGGAATGGTTCTGGAATGCACGTTAATTTCTCTAACTCAGAGATGAGAGAAATTGGGGGGGAAGATCTATTTGAATCTATCTGTGAGGCTTTCAGAGGAACCCACTCGGAAGCAATCAAAGACTATGGATCTGACAATCACTTGAGATTAACAGGTAAACACGAAACCCAAAGCATGGATAAATTTTCATGGGGAATTAGCGACAGAGGAGCTTCGATCAGAATTCCAGTTGCAGTTCCGCAAGAAGGTTGGAAAGGTTATTTAGAAGATAGAAGGCCAGCTTCTAATGCAAATCCTTATAAAGTGGTTTATCACATCACAAATGCAATTAAATCTGTTTCGGCAGTAGAAGCTTGATAAATTCAGATTCATATCAGGATGACGGAATTCCGTTCGAAGAAAGAGACAAAATTTGGACTCTTCTCTACGAGAAAATCTCAGCAGCAGTAATTCAAAAACAGAATTTTGCAGTCATCTTTGATGGTCTAATTTCAGAAAAAGACGATTCAGGAGAGGGATATTCGGCTATCATTACTTATGATCAGTATGAAATTCTTCTCCAGAATTTTCTGATGTGGTCTGAAGGACTGGAGAGATATGAAAAATGCATAGAAGCTAAAAAAATATTAAATAAATTAGAAAAATGGAAAGAAAAGAATTAGGACTGGTTGCTTCAGTCTATTTAAATAGCCCTTCCGGTACCATGAGGGTACAAAGTGGAGACATGCTAAGAGAAAATGCTACCAGAAGAGTTTTAAAAGTTATTTCTGTATACAGAAGATATACAGACGGAGCATACTACATAGAGTGCGAAAATACAGAACCAGGGGGTAACGGTCAGACTAGATTTTTACCTGCAGATTCTCTGTCCTTCTTAATGGGATAATCTTTTTTGAGCTGAGAATATATAAACTGTACAATTGGAACAGGAAGAAAATATATCGCAGCTTAATTGGGCTTTGAACATCTACTCCGACATAGTGAAATATGGATTGGATAGTAGTGTTTTGGAAGAAAGCGAAGAGTGTCTTCATATTCTAGAAGAATTTGAGGAATACGAAAAGTGCTCTGATATTTTACACATTTTGAAGGATAATGAACCTGGAATACTTTCTAAATTGTCCAAAAAGAAGAAAAAATGAGCGAAGGAAAAGCAGCAATAGAAAGAGTGATCTACGAGAATGCCCTTGACAGAATGGAAAAGTTCGGGGTTAAATCTATTATGATTCCTCATCTTTTAGAAAAGAGGGACGTGATAAAGAAATCTTTAATCTCTTATTATGAGTCAACCGAAGAATTTGAGAAGTGCAAATTTGTCTCGGAATTTTTTGATCAAGTAGAAAAGGAAATTAAAGTAAATCAGGTCATAAATTCACTAAAAACCAAATAAAATTTAGATATATAGGACAATTCAAATCCTTATTTAAATGTCCCATTGGTTAATCTTTTCTTCGATTCTTGTTTCGGCTGGAATAATTTCGGTCGGATCATTTTTAATTTTTAAATTCTCTGTAAAGAGAAAGAGAAGAAATCTATTTAAGAACACCTTCTTTACAGAAGAAGGGGAGGAAATTCACATCGGAATTTAAGACTATTATGGCAGACACAATGGATCTTATTTACGAAGCTTTCGAAAAGCTAAAATCTGCAAAGGAAGAAAAAAATCAATCAGAAATTCTAAGACTAGAAGAAGAATTAGTTTTACTGAGAAGAGAATTCGTTAAAAATTCTAATAGAAAAGGCAGAGTTTTTTCAGAAAGTTAATTTTTTAACGTTTCTAATTTGTTATATAGTGGAAATAAAAAAATTTCCATGCAAAAGAAAATACTTTTTAATTTAGATCTCACCTCGAAAGGTAAATTTACCCCGGAGCGCTTAGAGAAATTAAAAGAAAAAATTCTGGAAATTGGAGAGGATTTTTCTATCTCCACAGTTATCTCAGAAACCTCTCAACTAACAAGAGAGGGAAAAATTGAAATTTATATTGAAGATGGTGCTATAAATGAAGACTCGCCAGAAGATGTTCTTTCGTTTATTAAATCAGTAGAATCCAAAGTCGGAGGGTTTACCACAGGAAGCTATTTTAGCTATGCTGAGGAATTTTCTAATGCTCCTGTAAAATGGGTCAGAGAAGACTATTCTTGGGATCTTGAGGACATTGAAGAGGATAAGTCTTGGGACGACGGAAATTACTGGGAAAATGAATGGGATGAGTGGAATGACGAGTGGAATTAAATAGCTTATGAACAACCCATTAGGATCCTCCTTCGGAGGATTTAGATTAAAATCTTTAAAAAACAAAATCGAGGACGAAAAGTCTATCGTTGATCTCAGAGGCCAAGTCAACTTAGGGCCAAAAAATAAATGCTCATTTCCAACTAAAGTTTTTGTTATCAATAGGTCTGAAAGAGAAGACCGGATGGAAAAATTTAAGGAAAACAATTCTGAACTATATCAAACATTTGATGTCCAAAGATGGGAAGCAGTAACCCCAGAGTTTCGTCCTGGGTCTGATGTAGTAGATGCAATCTTCCAAAGCTTTGTGACTTGTATGGAATTTGGATTTTCTGAAGATGAATCCATTATTATAATGGAGGACGATGCATATTTAGCTAAAGGAGGAATTGAAAAGTTAAGAGAAGCCTGGAAGGATCTTCCGGACGATTGGGACGTCCTCATAGGAAACCATTATTTCTTTGGTCTGATGGAAATTCTCACCGACAGCATAGCAAGACCCACAGATAGAGCTTCAACGGCCAACTTTGGTGTTTATAGAAAGACTATCCTTCAGAAAATAAAAGATCACGAAAAATCCAGAGAGGGAAATCCTTTCAAGAGAGATTTTGACCATTTCTTAACTTCAAATACCGTTCCAATTAAAAACTATACAGTTTGGCCAATGATCTCTAGAGAAATTACTTCATTCTCGGATCACAAAGGTAAAGAACTAGACGTAGCTGTGAGAATAAGAGAGCATTCTTTCAAGTACAGATTTGTGGATGATGAAACTTATTATTCCTCTTTGGAAGGATGGAATTGATATATAGACTAAATAAAACCAAAAGATGATTAAAAGTTATAAAGATTTTCTACTTGAAGACGCAGCTGCAGATCTTACAAAGCAATTTGATGCCTACACTAGTAAATTAAAGAGTTTAACAGGGATAGATCTGGGGGCAAAAAAACCCGAAGAAAATGAAGAGGGATCTGAAGGAGAAGGTACTCCTCAATCTCCTCAAGCTAGCCAGGCTAATCCAGGATCAACAGAAAGTGGGGAGGTTAAATCTAGCTTCTCTGGATCAAAGAAAGAAATGGTAGATCTTGTTATCAAATATCTCAATAAATACCAGATAACAAATCCTATTGTTCAGAAAGCAATTTTATCAACAATAGGAAAAGAATCTGGATTTGAAAAATTTAAAGAAACTACCTACAAAGGAACTTCACCCGCAAGAATTAGAGAGGTTTTTGGAAAAAGATTTTCAGGAATGTCCGATGAAGAAATAAACAAGGTGAAGCAAGACGATGATGCTTTTTGGGAAAAAGTTTATGGAGGAGAATGGGGAAGGAAAAATCTAGGAAACACACAACCAGGAGACGGAGCCAAATATGTTGGAAGAGGATTTAATGGAATTACAGGGAGAGGGAATTATCAAAAATATAACGAACTTCTTAAGAAGAACGGGGTTAACGCTGATATAATTGCTAATCCAACTCTTCTGAATACGAATAAAGAAGTTGCTGCAGAGGTAAATGCTCTTTTCTTTCTAATGGGATTATTGAATCCTACTATCCAAAGAAAATATGGAAATAAAGGTCCTAACGATTTTAAAGATTTTGATACAGCCTTAAAAGCAGTTGTGAATGTCAATGCAGGACCGGGAGCTGACATTACTAAAGGATTTTTTAGAGAGACTTACAGTAAAGCAGTAGCAGCTTCTAATCAATTCAAAATAGACGACACGAAAACAGCATAATGGTCTACAACTGGAAAGAGTGGGAAACACTCAACGAAAACATTACTTTGGACCAAATGAATAAAGTGGAGGAGTATGCTGATAAATTATTCAAAAAATTGGGACTTGACGTTGAGTTTAGTAAACATTTTAGGGAAAGACTAAATGATCCAAGGAACAAGAAAGAAGTTAGCGCAGCGGAGCTTATAGGGCTTTTTAAAAGGTCCTATGAAAAAGCAGGCAAGAAGATTTCAGAAATGCCTCCTGATGCAGAAGCAGTAATTCAGGACATGAGAACAGATCTAAATACTCCATTTGTCATTGAGTATGACAGAAGAGGAGGACTTGATCTGGTTCTAAAGACAATCATGAGAAAAAAAGATTTCATGACAACCAGCGATAAAATCGTGGTTTAAATGAAACTTTTTTAGTTCTTAAATATAAAAAAATTAAGCGGTGCCTTTTACCGTTTGACGTCCCGAGTCAGAAATGGCTTTTGAATGATCGATTAGGGGTCATGAGGGGATTTTAAAATAAAAATAACAAAGGTAAAGTAAAATGAAAACAACAAAATCGGGGTCAAACGACACCCCACAAGCTTGGGTTGCCATCAAGAGAAACAGGCAAAAAATTTATGACGGCAAGGGTTCTACCCCTTCCAAAATCTATCTTAAAGATGGACAAGAGTTTGAAATTGAACTCTATAATCCAACTTCAAATAGGTATCTGGTAAAATTCAAAATCAACGGAAAGTACCAGAGTGACCGAGGCTTAATCCTTAATCCAGGTCAAAGATATTTCTTAGACAGATTTATTGACGAAGACAGAAAGTTAGCCTTTCAAACCTACGAAGTTGAGAACACCAAAACTAATCAGAAGGCCACAGAAAAAAATGGGCTGCTAGAAGTTGAATTCTTTGCAGAAGTTGAGGTTAAATTAAACCAATGGAACGGAACATACACCCCTCCAAACTACTGGTACAATTCAGGAACTCCTAACTGGAACCTGTATAATGGAACAATAAGTACAGGGTCTTCTAATCTCGCTGGGAAACTAACAACATCAAATTCAGGTTCATCTACCACTGTAACTTTTGATACTGCGAATTTATCAAATTCAACGTTTACATCAAATACAGCTAACTCTTTTTATTGTTCAACCGGAATGGAATCCAACGTTAAAACTCTATCCCTGGACAGTTCATTCGAAACTGGAAGAGTAGAGAAAGGTGGTAAATCCGATCAAGAGTTTAAAAATGGCTACGGTGATTTCTACTCTTGGGCTGCTTACACCTCAGAGGTTCAGATTATTCCTCTATCCCAAAAACCTGTGGAAACACAGGAAATTAGATCTTACTGTACAGGATGTGGATCTAGAATGAAAAAAACCACCTGGAAGTTCTGCCCTAATTGCGGAACCGAAAATAACTAAATAAACTGGTAAAAGGCAAAGCTTAAACCCCGAAATATTTTTAAATATTTCGGGGTTTTTTGTGGGCTTAACCGTATATTACTGTATAAAACATATTATAAATGGAAATATTAGATAAGCTAATGCATTCTCTAAAGAGAACAATTCAAAAGTCCTACATTGAATTCCGCAGAAAAACTAAAATCCCCGAGGAGCCTAAGTCTGAATACATTCACGAATTTATGGCCATCCACAAAAAATTAATCAAGGACAAAGAAACAGAGCTTCTGCTTGCTCCGATCTCAGCTAAGAGGTATCTAAAAAATGAAAAGTTTGGTATCACTGTGGTTCTTCATAAGAGAAATGCTGATATAATCAATCATGTTTACAGCTACACTATCCACTTGGACGACAAATCCTGGGAAAAAGTAGACAGGGAATTCAACGAGGAGCAAGAAAGAAGAAGCGAAGAATTTGAAGTTGAAATTACAGCTAACATTAAAAAATCCCTGAAGAACATTTTAAATTCAATGACTACTACAAATGAAAAATAAAACCCCACAAAGAAATACAGGATTTAGAAATTCTCTTTACTTGGGTATTTTCATCATTATTGTTCTTGCAGGATTTATCTCAATGATTGCAGTAAATATCTACAGGTACGTAACCCCTTATGAAGAAAATTCAGAGATAGTTCAGGACTATAATTGTGGAAGGGACACAATTTATCTTCCTTCCCCACCAAAGGAAATTAGAATTCACGATACAGTTTGGAGAACAAGGCCAGTTAACAAGGTTAAAGTTGAGGAGGTAAAAGATAGTCTTTAAACCTCAGTAGGTTCTTCCTTAGGTTCTTCAGTCTTATCAGTTGACCTTGGATCTTTACCCTTCCTAAAACCTAGCAGTCCTACTCCAATCCCAATTACGAAGATCGATTGATTTAAAATTTCGACAGACTCGTCAAGAAACATTTTATCAATTATTCCAAGTAAAAACCCAAGAGCTCCAACAAGGGAAATAATAACCCCTATTGTTCCGCTCGCTGATGTCTTACCTGACTCGTTGGATGTCATTTCTGCCCAGGAGAATTTGCTAATATCTTTCATAGTGTTTGTGTTTTCCTTATATATTTTTTTAAAGAAACATTTTAGATCAAATCAATATAATTAATAGTAAAAATGGACTTTCAAGAATACCAAGAAAAAACTTCTCGCATCATAAAGCTAGATCTAGAAATGACTACAGCAATCATTAAGGGGCATCAGCCTTCTCACGGTGACGAATTCCAAGCACACAGAGACGAGCTACTAAAATTAAGATCCGAAGTTTTCCCAGACTCTGTTTGGGCCACTAAAATAAAATAAGAAATGAAAATAGAAAAAAGAGAAAATTTTAGCCCAACAGGAACAATTCATATTTGGATTATCCCGACAGTATTTTATTTAGCTCAGAAAATGGCTGGTGTCCAACACAATCATCTAGAATGGATTTGGTGGATGCTTATCCCCGGAATGTTTACCCTTTGGTTTCTTATCAACTGGAAAATAAAAAGATAAAATGCTGAGCTTTTTAAAGAAAAAACCTAAGAAATCCCCACAGCCTGCAATAGAAGAAATTGCATCGGCTGTTAAAACCTTAGTTAATAGACCCTTAGTAGAAGAATCATTTATCGAAAGGAAGCCCCATAAGATCATTTCTGAAGTCATAGCTCCGGTCAAACCTCCTGAGAAAATATACGAAGCCCCTTCTTATAAGGAATCCCCGATGGTTACTTTTTTAACCTCGGAAAGAATAAATTCCCCATATTTAATCCCAGCAGGGAAATCCAAATTAACCGGATATGAGATTTATAGGTACACAGGGGATAATCCAAAAATTATCCACGGCATTTGTTTCGAGTATGGATGTGCATATGAAGAGATTATGGGGTTATCAAATTACATACAAGTTTAAAAAATGAGAATATTAGGACTAAGAAAAAGAGATGAAAAACGGTAGACGACCTAACCACATTTCCGCAGAAGACGAACTTTTTTTGGGATACCCTCCAGAGGTTCTGGTCCAAATGTGGGATCAGGCATTTCCGGTTTTATCGGATAAAACAGCCGGAAAACCAATCATTATCGGAACATCTGGAGAGATTGACGGTATAAACTTAGAAGAATTTTACAATCATGAATGATAATAAAGGCGGAATAATAGAAGAATTCGAAAGGCTAAAGGGACAATTTGTAATTAATGCTAGCTGGAAAATCGAAAGATTGGTAGCAATAGGCGAAGATGAATGGGATTATTATTGGATCACCTATAACGGTAGAAAGCTAACTTGGAATACTTGCGTCGGGGGTCTAATGCCTTTAAAAGGACATCTTCAGGACAAAGACTATAATGAGCTAGTTCGATTAGCTAAACTTAATCATTACGATCAACCCAACTTGTGGATGCCTAGGGATGACGAGAAAATCAAAACAACAAAATCATTCAACGATCAGCACAAAAGAGAAGTTGTTGTACTTGGAGAAGGAGACGAGTTATTAACTGAAATTTGCTGGGATCTAAATTAAATCCTAGCAAAAAAATAAATCCTAACAAAATGAAAATTAACGAAGAAGAATTAAAATTAGCATATACAAATTATGTCATCGAGAACACAACAGACAATGCAGTTCTGTATGGAAGCTTTGCCAAAAGGATAGAAACCGATGCAGAGTTTGCAAAACAATGGCTTCCTTCTCGCCTATTTAAAGCTAATTTGGAATCTGAAATGATAAGAATTGTAAAGCTGGAAAGGGATTTAACCAGAATGTTTGACTCTGATGTTAGAGTAGGTTTAGCTCTATTGGAGGAGATTAGAAAAATAAAATTAAATTGATGAAAGATAAAATGAAAGAGAAAAACAAAAAGTTGATAATTAACCTGACAGAGGAACAGTCTGAAATTCTAAAGGACCACCTTTCAGAGCAGAGCAGAATAAATCAAGAGGAGGAAACTTTTTCTGGATATTCTATAACTTTGATTGGATTAGAGATGGGATTAAATTTCTTGGAGGTTGAAATGAATTCAAATGTTGAACTTGGGGAGGTAACTTGGTCGATTGAATAAAAATAATAAAAGAATATGAGAAAAACAAAAGTAATATCAGCTTTAAAAGCACAAGCGATGGCTGACAAAGAGAAGGCACTTATGGTGTTAGATTTATTAGAAAATCAGGGGGTTGGCATAGGGGATCACACTGCAAACGATTTCTTGAAAGACGCAACTGAAGCTTTACAACTTCTAGTTGAAGCTGACGATAAATTGGAAGCAATTGAAAAATATTTTAATAATAATTAAACAATTTAAAAAATCAACCCCCATTAAGGTCAAAACGATTCATAAAACAATTGCAGATATAGAAAGTGATGGAGTTTATTTTTCTGATGAGATTATAGAAAAATTAAAGGAACTAAAAGAAGAATCAATTTGCCACTATAGTGGTTTAGCCTCAACCAAATCATGGAAATAATAATGAATAAAGAACAACAAGAGTTATTGGATGAGGCTTATGAGAAATATCTTGAATATACTATAAATGGAATTGAAACAGGGTTAGATAAAATTAAGGGGTATTTAGATGGATGTTTAGTTGAGTATGATGTATATTATGAACATTTCACAAATCCATCTTTTGCATATGGGTATAGAACATATAACCAAGAAGAATTTATCAACAAATGTAAAACCGATTTTGAGTTCTCTCAAAGGTGGGGATTAAAGATTGAAGAACGAGAATTGAGTTTGGAAGAAAGAAATAATGTGTATAAAAGACAATGGGAACCAGGTGTATCAGAACTATCACACGATAGATTCAATTCACTTAACATCCCAACCAAACTAATCACAATAACATACAACGATAAAAAAATAGAAAGTTATGAAAATTAATAGACCAAAAGATGGTGACTATAGATATAAAACTAAGTTTTTATGGTTCCCTAAAAGATTTGATGGCGGGTGGTATTGGTTAGAAATTGTAACCATTAGACAAGTATATTTTTATTATGGACTAATCCCAGGATGGTATAATGTGTGTTTGTCAAACCCAGAATCAGGTCTCCCAATAAGTATTGACCCCATTAAAAAATAGAAAGTTATGAATAAAGAAATTAGTCCTATCATTATCTCTGCCGTAGATTTAATGAAACAAGTTAATGAAGGTTTAGAAGTAGAATTTCTGAGTGATATGAAAAGAGGAGAACCATCTGAACATTATCCAATCGGTCAATTAGGTGTTTCAACAAAAATGACCTTACTAGGTTTAGAGGAAAATGTTTTCTTAGGATGTCAGCATTGCGAAGATATGCTTAATCCAATCGGACATCTTTTAGCGGAAGATTTAGTAATGACGGTTTTTCGAGACCAGTTGAAGGTGTTATTTGAAAAAACAAAACAATAGAAAGTTATGAATAAAGAACAAAACAAATTTCATCTGGTTTATGTGACTGAAGAGGACATAAAGAATGAAACAAAAAAATTAGTAACAGAAATCACAGAAGATAAAGTTTCAATCTTTTCTTTTAATGGTGAGAATTTATATGAAACTGGTTGCGGCCATAATTTTGTATATGGATTTTATACCGAATATATTACCAAAACTGGATTACGTGCTACTCAATACGCATCAGGTCTTTGGAATATTGGTTCTGATGATTATAAATGGAAAAATGAGGAATTTATTATAATTCCAAAAGCTGAGAGTCATCCGATTGATTGGGACTCACTTTCTTTTCCAATTGTTAAAAATGTAAGTGCTAAAACAATTGCTAGTGAATTACAAAGTTTTAAACCAAAACAATAGAAAATTATGAATTTTGGAACAAAAGGATGCATGTATAACTGCGGTGATAGTTGTACGGGGGAATGTATGAAACCTATGGACGGAGAAACGGATAAAAAAGAAAAATTTGTAGATTGGATTGAAAGTCTAGTTGGTCAGGAAATTGTAGATTATAATATTAAACCAAAGTTTGATGATGACGGAAACGTTTTATCCTATGATATTATGGTACAGCCAAAAATGTCATTACAATATTTAGATATTCCAATTACGATATCATCAACAGATAAAACAATAGAAAGTTATGAATAAAGAACAACAAGAGATATTGGATGAGGTTTATGAGAATTATTGCAAGTGTTGGGGAACAAACCCGATGACGACTGCAGGTAAGTTAGTTGGAGAACTTCCGTTTGCCACAATGGTTAAATTCACACAAGAAGAATTCATCAACAAATGTAAAACTGATTCTGACTTCTCTGAAAGGTGGGGATTAAAGATTGAGGAACGAGAGCTGAGTTTGGAAGAGAGAACGAAAATTCTTGTAAGTAAGAGTGATAATAAGAAAGATTTTTATGATAGAAATGGAAGATTAATTATAGAAGATGAATTAGTATTAAATGAATCAAACATTCCAACCAAACAAATCACAATAACATACAACGATAAAAAAATAGAAAGTTATGAATGAATTACGTAATCCAAGTAAAAAAATTGAATACTCTCATTATGTAGAGTATAGAGGAAAAAAATATACTAGAAAAGAGGTTATTGTACCAAAAGCCTTTTCTTGGGATTCTACTCCCGATAAACTTGAGGACATACATACCATTTCGTGGCAAGATTATGATTATGATGTTTATCAAAAAAATGGTGAAATTCACTATTTTAGTTGTGACCATGGGTGGGCTAAAAATGGTAAAACGGATAAATCAAATCCCATTCCGAATATAGAAAAAATGTTCAAAAAAACTATTGGTAAAGATTTAATGTATTTTAATAAAACAATAGAAAGTTATGAATAAAGAACAACAAGAGCTATTGGATGAGGCTTACGAAAACTATCTAAAAGGAGGCCACATAAAATGGTTGAATCAGATGGAAGTTAATACTCCTGCTGGTAAGATGAATATACCCGTACCTTATACGCAAGAACAATTCATCAACAAATGTAAAACCGACACAGAATTCTTTGAAAGGTGGGGATTAAAGATTGAAGAACGAGAGTTGAGTTTTGAAGAGCGATGTGAAATTCAAATTGCTAGATTAGAAGGAATGTATTCTTCTGGAAAAGAAGTTTTTATTCAACATTCAGTCAATGATGTGAAACAAATAACAATGGATAAAAACAATATCCCAACCAAACTAATCACAATAACATACAACAACGAAACAATAGAAAGTTATGAATAAAGAACAACAAGAATTATTGAATGATGCTTATGAGAATTATTCAAAGGAATATGAAAAGGATAATTCTATTGGGATGTGTCTTTTAGTTAAACGATTGGATGGTAAATCAACCTACCGAAAACCCAACAAAGAAATGTTTGTTGATTTATGTACTTACGATAAAACATTCTCCGAAAAGTGGGGATTAAAGATTGAAGAACGAGAGTTGAGTAGGGATGAAAGAATTGATTTATACTGTAAAGAATATACTGGTGGGGTTAAAAATAATTATGAACCGCCATTTGATAATTTTATTGATGCTAAATTAACAACAAGGAACATTCCAACCAAACTAATCACAATAACATACAACGATAAAACAATAGAAAGTTATGAGTAAATTAAACAAACTACCCTACCAAAAAGAATATGTTTTTGACAATATAGAAGTTGAAGTCTCATTACCAGGAGCTGAATTATCTGATGTTGATAGCTTGAAATATTTTTTCCACAAATACATCTCGTCAGTAGAAAGATGTAAACCTAATCAGAGAATGGCAAATCACCTGAAATCCATCATCGATGTGATACAAGTAAAAAATTTAACAAATGAACAACCTAGATAAATCATACACAGACCTATTACAAGACATTCTTGATAATGGTGTACAAAAAGGAGACCGCACAGGAACTGGAACCATTTCAGTATTTGGTAGACAAATTCGTCATAAAATGTCTGGAGGGTTCCCCTTAATTACCACCAAAAAAATTCACTGGAATTCGGTAGTAGCAGAGCTTCTGTGGTTCCTCCAGGGCAGAACCGATCTAAGGTACCTTTTGGAAAATAACTGTCATATTTGGGACGGAGACTGCTATAAGTTTTATACCAAATGGTGGGAAGAATCAGATGGTAGTTGTAACTTAACTGAAGAACAGTCTAACAAATGGTTGAAGTTGGTTGATGGCGGGTTACAATGGGCACCTTTATCACAAGAAGAATTCATCAACAAAATCAAAACAGATGATGAGTTTTCTAAAAGATTTGGAGAACTAGGCCCAATTTATGGTAAGCAGTGGAGAAGTTGGTCTATACCTAAAATAGACTCTATATCATTAGAGACTGTTATAGATACTCTTATTGAAGTTGGTAATGGAATTACAGACGAATATCTTCATGAGGAAGCTAGTAGATTAATAAAAGAAAGAGACAAAAATCAACCAATAGACCAAATCGCAAACCTAATCAACGACCTTAAAACAAACCCAGACTCAAGACGTCTAATGGTTAATAGCTGGAACGTATCTGAAATTTCGCAGATGTTGCTCCCTCCATGTCATTATGGATTTCAAGTTTATACAAGAGAGTTGAATCGACTTGAAAGAATACAATTAGGACTTAAAGCTGGGTGGGAACCAAAAGGACATATTGAAAATTTTGAACATGAAGATTTGAATGGATGGAATATTCCAACCAGAGCAATCTCTTTAATGTTTAATATGCGCAGCATAGATACCTTTTTGGGACTTCCCTTCAACATAGCTTCTTATGGGCTACTCCTAATGATGATTGCAGACGAGGTGAATATGGTTCCTGATGAATTAATTGGTAATTTGGGTGACACCCACCTTTACCTTAACCACCTTGAACAAGCAAAAGAACAGATTGGAAGGGAATTGACCCTGGAAGAAAGAAGGGATCTGGTTAGCCCAGAAATGTTTAGTCAAATCTATACAGCAGGGGATAGCTCAACATTATCTCATTCCGAAATTGATCAATGGTGCATTCCAAGAAGAACTAGAGAGCCATTTGAGTTACCAACGGTTCATGTCAGAGATGGTATTTTCTGCAGTTCAACCAATGATGTAATTCTAGAAAATTATAAGTCCCATCCGACAATCAAAGCCCCATTATCAAATTAAAAATATGAAAACATACAAAGGAGATTATTACCACCCGGAGACATTTGAAAAATCTGAGGTTGAAACTAAAATTCCTATGGATTTAGTCAATGAAGTTGAACAAGTGCTTGGTAAAATGGACGGTTACGATATAATAGGAACTCTAATTAATCCCGAGGATAAATCAGTTACTTTTGGTATTATAGATGTTAACGATAGATCTTTGAAATATAGAATATCAATCTCACCACCTTTATCTAATTAAACCATGAAAATAATAGTAGAAACAGAAGAACAAAAACAAGAACTGATTAGACAAAGCCAGTACATTCACGATTTCTTAATCAATAAGGAGGACATCAAGGGTCTGGGTAAAGATTGGTTGATAGGTTTGGACTCGGATAAAGCAGGGATCCTGATGCACTTATACATGGCACCGCAAATAATCGAAGTAGAACAAAAATTTACACAAGAATGAATAATATGAACTGGGTTTACGTAGCTTATCACGAGCAAAATCACTGTCCAATAGCTTCTTCTGACAATTGGGAATCCCTCCTAAGTATGATCGATGAGTACTATGGCAGTGACGGTAAAAGATTAGGATGGTATCCTTACGACCCTAAATTTCCAGACAGCTACCAGGGTCACTTTGAGTATTTGGATTTCCTGGACAATAATTCAATTGACAAGATTAATATTTACGAAGTGGGCTTTAAAGGAAAATAAGTCTAAAGAAAAATAGAAATAATCCCTTTGTAGTCGTATATTTTATTAAAGAATATGTACGAAATAAACCCCAGAAGATCAGGAAGAACAACTAGAATTGCAAATTTTGTAGTTGACCAGCTATTTGATGTTGGAGAATGCATAGTTTCAGATCATTCGGTTTTCGAAGATCCTTCTTTTCCATTAGACAAATTAAGGCATCTCTCTAGAGTTGTAGAAGATATTGCAACGGTTCAGAGCAACGGAGAGATGATGGTCGGCTCTAAAATTGTTAGGATAGAAGGGTCCAAGTATTCGGTCGTTCATTTCACAGCAATATTTAAAAATTAAGTTATTAATAAGAGAACCGTATATTTATAAAATGGAAAATTTGAAAGTTCTCATCTTGATAGGTGTGCCGGCTTCGGGCAAATCCACCTGGTCGTTAGACTTTGTTAGAACAAATCCTGACTGGGTTAGAGTTAGCAGAGATGATTTTAGATTCATGTTGAAAGATCAACCGATCTGTGAACCCAAGATCGAAAGTCTAATTAACACAATCCAAGACTCCGTGATCTTAGACGCTTTGGCAAAAGGGATAAATGTCGTTATTGACAACACAAACTTGAAAAAGAAGTACATTGAACACTTCGCTAAATTGGTTCAACCTTATGCTTCTGTAGAGTTTCAGATCTTTGACATCTCTTTAAATGAAGCTTTAGAAAGAGACGAATCTAGAGAGAAAAAAGTTGGCAAAGAAGTTCTGGAAAGAATGTTCAAGCAATATGAGAACCTGGTGGGTTCTTTTGATTCTTCGGGAAGACCGATGAAAAAAGATTTATAAAATGAAGACAATAACAGTATCAGAGGAAATGTATGAAAAGCTTATTCAGCTTGCAAAAGAGATGACAACTCAGGATCCGAGAGCAACCAGAATGCCTCACATATTTCAAATCAGAGATTGGAGAATGGTTTATGATTGGTCTCTAAATGGGGATACCCGAATTTGGATAGGAGACTATGAAGAGGAAATTGAATCTCTAGAAGATCTTAAAAGCTATTTGGAGTCTAAGGGAATTGAGCACGACGAAACTGAGCTAACCAATCTTTGGAATGATGACAAAGATTTTGGACTTCCTGATTGGATCGAAGAGAATTGTCCTGATTTAAAGGAGTGTTCATATTCTCTAGAACCTTTCTTTACAAATTCATTTTTAACAGCTAAAGCTGCTCAAAAACATCTGGATCTAAACTACTATCACTATCACAAAAAAGCAGATGTTTATCTAAGTCACGGTTGGAGAAACCCTGAAGCTGAATTGGTTACTGAATTTCTATGTGGTTTGATAGGTAAAAAGATGCACACTTAAAAATTAATAATCGGAAACTTTTCAATAAGAATAAATAGAACATAAATGAAAGAAGCATTTGAAGTAATGGGAAGTCATCCCTTTTTAACCATGTTCTTAGGAGCATTGTTCATGGTAAGTCTAGTAATACTAGGAGACGTTTTAATAGCATTGATAAATAAAATTCCATCCAGAAAAAAATGATCCTAAATCGATAAATGTTAATTGTTATTTCACCGGAAGAATTAGTAGAAGAATTCAGAGCTGCCTATAAAATGCAATATGTGAGTAGTCTTCACATTGACTATGCAACCAATGCAATTCACGGTTGGTATGAGAATCAAGATGTTATTATTTTTAAATTTAGAGACCTTGGTTGGATTAATGATAACAGATACAACACCTATGAAATTTCATCCGGACCTGCTGGGATAATAGTAAAGATAAGCAGGAAATCTAACGATTAAAAAATCAATTGATAAATACAGTAAATAAAACTGTATTATGGATATCAGATGGATTCACTTCAAAAAACATCCCTTCAAGGAGGTAATTAAAAATCTTAAAACCCTTTGGTCTGCTGAGAAGAGGGCTAAGAATTATAACGGGGAAGAAAGAAAAGTCTCTGTTCCTGCAGGGTATTCTCCTGTGCTATCCGAAAAATTCCAAAAGAAATTATATGTAGAAGATTGGAGATATGGAATGCCATGGGGGGATTTCCACCCTTCCCATCTTCATCAATACTACGACACCGACGGAACCCTAAGCCGTTGTTCACCTGAAGGTCTACTTCTAGATCTTAAAAAATCTCCCAAGACTTGGAAGAAATCAGATCTTCCTGAATGGAGAAGAACCCCAGCAATGCCAGACGAGTTTACAATTCCAGTTGGGGTTGGGTTTGTCTCCACTAAAAAATCCTGGCAGTATGGCTGGTTCGAAGCTTGGATTAAACTTCCAGAAGGTCAAAGCTACTGGCCTGCATTTTGGATGGCAGGTCAAAATTCTTGGCCACCTGAAATTGACATTTTAGAAGGGTATTCCTACATTGGACCGAAATACGAAGGCTACACTCTGTTTGAAAAGTGGAGAAAGAAACCAGGCAGAAAAATTCAGCCGAACATCTACTATGCAAACCAAGACAACTACAGATCATACGACGTTCCTGTTGCAAAGTGCACAGAGAGATTTGTTCAGTATGTTTGTCATTGGGAAAAAGATTTTATCAGAATCTACTACGACGGAGGTTTAATCCTGGAGTGCACAAATCCAAAAATTCTTCAGTATTTTAACGGGGAGAAGGATCAGATGTTTGTTATTTTTAACCACGGTCTGCATCAAGATTATCCTGAGAACCCGGACGAAAGCACAATGATTATTAGATCATTTTCTGTGTATCAGAAATAATTTTAATTCATATTATTCGATATAACCCTTTACTTATTATTTACTTTGGTGGATATATACAAAGAAAATAATAAGATATCGGATGGCCTTTAGAATACAAATTAGAAGAGACACAGCTGTTAACTGGGCAGCAACAAATCCTGTTCTTTTAGAAGCAGAACTTGCTCTAGATTTAACAAGCAATTGTTTAAAAATCGGGGATGGAGTTACAGCTTGGAATTCTCTTCCCTACTTTATCTGCCTTGGCGGAGCTACAGGTCCGGCATAATCAAAAAATACAACAAGTAAATGGCTTTTAGAATTCAAATGAGAAGAGACACCTCAGCAAACTGGGAAATAAACAATCCGGTTTTGTTGCTGGCGGAAATGGGATACGAAACAGACACCAATCAGGCTAAATTTGGAAATGGTATCGATCCTTGGAACGATTTACCATATTTTGCTCCTGGTGGAAATGCAGGACCAACTGGACCTGTAGGACCTGCTGGAACTGGGCCAGCTGGACCAGCTGGATCACCTGGTGCAACTGGATCTGCTGGACCAGCTGGAGCAACCGGATCTGCCGGTGCAACTGGAGCAGCAGGAGAAAGAGGAGCAACTGGAGTAGTTGGTTCTGGACAATCCTACAACTCGGTTTCTAGATATCAAATGTATGACAACTTAACAGATTCTCAAATATGGGCGGTTTCTAGTTCTACAGTTTACTACAGTCTAGCATGGACAAGATCAGGAACAAGTCTCACAATTACAACTGATCCAGGTGGATTAATTGTAGGTGATTATGTAATCGTTAGAAATTGTAACGTGGATAATGTTTATGCTATCGTAACTGCAGTAACTGCTTCGAATTTCACAGTTACTGTTGCAAATTCCGGAGCTTTCAGCGGATCTGATGGGGCATATAGCAAAGCATTTAAAACCTCTTCTGTATCTTCAACCGGATGCACAGTGGGTGCTCCGTCTGGGGCAGACTGCCAGCTACTTTCAATGCTGGTTTCTACCGGGGCTAGATCAGGTCCTTCTTATGCTTTAACTCTTCCTCAAAGTTCTACAAATGGAGCAGGTTTAAATACTACTATTTTAAATAGTTATTTTCCAATAATTAGAGCACAACTAGTTTCTTCCGGAGCAATTGTTGCTGCTTCTATGACTTTGACAGGAAGTCCGAATGTATTTAGTGTTCAGAACTTAAGTTCTTCTCTAAATACCCTTATCAGATTCGACTTCTAATCCTAGAAGATCAAATTTACTTGGAGGATAAATACTCTAAGAACTTAATTAAAAAAAGAGAAAAATTCACAGATGTCAAACATTATAACAGGAGGAATAACAATCTACGAGTATGGAACTGTCGTTCCTATCTCGGGGGCTCCTTCTACCTATGGGGATTTATCAATAGGAAGTAATGTTATAACAGGGGTTCCTACCGGGAGTGGAGAATTTAACTACATAAGGGAAGGTCAAATAGTTCAGCTAATATCAGGTTCAACCGGATTTGGAGGAACTGCATACATTCAATCTCTAGATTCCCTTCTTGGGGAAATTACAGTTTCTGAGATTTCAGGAGCTACCGGGACAGCAACATTTCAAATTCTCGAGACCCCTGGAAATTACATAGTTACTGGAGCAGAATATTTAGATATTACCGGTCAAAGTACTGTTTCGGATATTACCTCCGGATTTATTATTTTAACTTCTTCAGTAAACAATAATACTGGTCTTCCTATCCCTGGAGGATTTCATAAATATAGAATTACAGAAGTTGTAAATTCAGATCCTTCTTTACAGACCATAGACTTTTTTTTAACCTGGGATGAGCCTGGGACAGAATTGGCTTCAGGAACTACCCCACTAGGAGGAGACGTTCAAAATCCAATTTCTGAGCCGACACCTAATAAATTATTTTCTTGGCAGATCTCAGCAGATCTAGGATATGAATTTCAGGACGGAGCACAAGAAGCAATCTACAACTTAGATACTCTCTACATCACCGACAATATTACTGGTGGAGGTGGGGGAACAGGATCTCCTGTTGGAATATATGGTCCTACCGGATTAGCTTCCCCCGGAGCAACCGGAATTTTATTTACGGGAGCAGGAGTTCAATCTGTATCTGCAGACGGGGACTTTGTTACTGTAACTATCACAGGAGGAACTGCTGGTTCGTCAGGTTCTTCAGGAACTTCTGGTTCTTCAGGAACATCAGGAGATGCTGGTTCATCAGGTTCATCTGGAACTTCAGGAACAAGTGGAACTTCAGGATCATCAGGATCATCGGGAGCTAGTGGCTCTTCAGGAACCTCTGGTTCTTCAGGATCATCAGGATCATCAGGAGCTAGTGGCTCTTCAGGAACCTCTGGTTCTTCAGGAACCTCTGGTTCTTCAGGATCATCAGGAGTTAGTGGCTCTTCAGGAACCTCTGGTTCTTCAGGATCATCAGGAGTTAGTGGCTCTTCAGGAACCTCTGGTTCTTCAGGATCATCGGGAGCTAGTGGCTCTTCAGGAACTTCTGGTTCTTCCGGAACTTCTGGATCGTCCGGAACATCTGGTTCTTCTGGAACATCAGGCTCATCTGGAACTTCAGGAACATCCGGTTCTTCCGGAACTTCTGGATCGTCCGGTTCTTCAGGAACAAGTGGTTCTTCAGGAACTTCTGGTCTATCGGGAGACAGATATGCAACAACCTCAGTTACAAGCTTAACAATAGCAACAGGAGCTCAAAGCTTAACTGTAGGAACAGGGTTATCTTATACTACAGGACAATCACTGGTAATTGCAAACTCACCTACTAATAGAATGGAGGGAACTGTTACCAGTTATAACTCCGGAACAGGTGCACTGGTTGGAGACATTACATCAATCTTTGGATCCGGAACATTCCCTTCGTGGGATGTGAATCTAGGGGGAGCTCAAGGAGCAGACGGATCAAGTGGAACTTCAGGCTCATCTGGAACATCTGGAACATCAGGTTCATCAGGAACTAGTGGATCTTCAGGATCTTCTGGAACTTCAGGATCTTCAGGAACCTCTGGTTCTTCAGGAACAAGTGGATCAAGTGGTTCTTCAGGAACATCTGGAACTAGTGGTTCATCAGGATCTAGTGGGGCTTCAGGATCTAGTGGATCTTCTGGAACATCTGGTTCTTCAGGAGCATCAGGATCTAGTGGTTCTTCAGGAGCATCAGGATCTAGTGGAACTTCAGGATCTTCTGGAACAAGTGGATCTTCTGGTTCATCAGGTTCTTCTGGTTCATCAGGATCTAGTGGTTCATCAGGAGCTAGTGGAACAAGTGGTTCTTCAGGAACATCAGGTTCTTCTGGTTCATCAGGATCTAGTGGTTCATCAGGAGCTAGTGGAACAAGTGGTTCTTCAGGAACATCAGGTTCTTCAGGAACATCAGGTTCTTCTGGCTCTTCTGGAACTTCTGGAACTTCTGGTTCATCTGGAACAAGTGGTTCTTCAGGAACATCAGGTTCTTCAGGAACATCAGGAGCATCAGGATCTAGTGGTTCATCAGGAACCTCCGGATCATCTGGAACAAGTGGTTCTTCAGGAACATCAGGTTCATCAGGATCTTCTGGAACATCTGGTTCATCAGGATCATCTGGATCATCTGGAACTTCTGGGGCTACTGGAGCTACCGGAGCTACTGGACAGAATGGTATTTCAGCCGGACAAGTATACTACCTTAACGAAAGTCAAAATTCAGATGTTTCAGGTTATAAAGTAGCTTCTACTACACCATCTGGAGCTGCTCAACAAACAGTAACAACCAATTTAACTAGTAATCAACAAAACGTATTGGTTTCTGATTATATTACATCTCAATTAGGATTTAGTGTAATTCCAAGTGGTGTACAAAGATTTCATTTACACTATTTAAAACAGGCAAGTAATGATGATATTGATGCTTATGTTGAAATACAATTAGCAGATTCAGCAGGAACTCCTATTGGTCCAACAATAACCTCAAACGTTTCTCTAATCGGTTGGGTTACTTCAGTAATTCCAGTTGAGGTCAATATGGATATTGTATTACCAACAACATCGATCGATCCTACCAACCGAATGATTATTAGACTATATCTTAATAGTAACGAATCTAGTTCAATGTCGGTTGTTTATTACACTGAAGGTAATTCATACTACTCATTTATCTTAACCTCAGTTGGTGCAATCGCGGGGACATCAGGATCAAGCGGGACATCAGGAACCTCAGGATTATCAGGAACTTCTGGATCCTCTGGTTCATCAGGAACATCAGGCTCATCTGGAACATCTGGATCTTCAGGATCTAGTGGAAATTCAGGATCTAGTGGTTCGTCAGGAACATCTGGCTCTTCTGGAACTTCTGGAACATCTGGCTCTTCTGGAACTTCAGGATCTAGTGGAACATCTGGTTCTTCAGGAACTAGTGGTTCATCAGGATCTAGTGGAACATCTGGTTCTTCAGGAACTAGTGGTTCTTCAGGAACATCTGGATCTTCAGGAACAAGTGGATCATCAGGAGCTAGTGGAACTTCAGGTTCTTCAGGTACATCAGGTTCTTCTGGATCTTCAGGAACCTCAGGAACATCTGGTTCTTCAGGAACTAGTGGTTCATCAGGATCTAGTGGAACATCTGGTTCTTCAGGATCTTCAGGATCTTCAGGAACTTCAGGATCTTCAGGATCTAGTGGAACAAGTGGTTCATCAGGATCTAGTGGAACAAGTGGTTCATCTGGAAGCTCAGGAACATCTGGAAGCTCAGGTTTCTCAGGATCTAGTGGTTCGTCAGGAACATCTGGATCTTCAGGAACAAGTGGATCATCAGGAGCTAGTGGAACTTCAGGTTCTTCAGGTACATCAGGTTCTTCTGGAACCTCAGGAACTTCAGGAACTTCAGGAACTTCAGGATCTAGTGGAACATCTGGTTCTTCAGGAACTAGTGGTTCATCAGGATCTAGTGGAACAAGTGGTTCATCTGGAAGCTCAGGAACATCTGGAAGCTCAGGTTTCTCAGGATCTAGTGGTTCATCAGGAACATCTGGATCTTCAGGAACAAGTGGATCATCAGGAGCTAGTGGAACTTCAGGTTCTTCAGGTACATCAGGTTCTTCTGGATCTTCAGGATCTTCAGGAACTTCCGGTTCTTCTGGAACCTCAGGATCTTCAGGATCTTCAGGAACTTCAGGATCTAGTGGAACATCTG